GCCTTGGCGTTGGCCGCGCGCTTGGTCTCGGCCGAGTTCTGGATCAGCGTACCCAGGTCCTCGGGCTTCGTCGGGCCTTTCTTCGTCGAGAGCGCGCGCAGGTTGTCGGCCAACTTCTTGTTCTGGTCGGCCAGTTGCTCGTTCAGGTCGCTGCGAGTGCTCTCGATGGCCGTCGGCTTGCCTGCAGCGCCCGTCTTGGTGCCGGCGCGCAGCGCTTCCTGCTCCTCGAAGGTCATCTGAGCCGTGTTGCGCTGCACCTGGCCTAGCGTCGGCTTGTAGTCCTTCAACTGGCGATAGCGGGCCTCTTCCTCAGGCGTGAGGGTGCGCAGCGGCGAGTAGTCCTTGCCTGGAACAGGCTTGTCCTGTGCCAAGGCCCCGGCAACGTCTGCAGCGCCGGCAGCCGGCGGCACGCGGCCCCTGACGAGGCCTTCGGCAGCCTTGGGCAGAGGCGCCACGGCCAAGGCCGCCGGAATGACGTTCTCGCCGGCTGTGCGCCCCGCCGCGCCGAACTTCATCTGCGTCTCAGGACTGGCTGGCATGCCGCCGATTTCGCCCAGTTTCCTGGCCTCGTACGTAGCTGCCTTGTCGAGTGCGCCACCGATGACGTTGCCGGCCATCGTGATCGGCTGGGTCAGCAGCGTGGCCACGTCCTTGCCTGACTGGGTCCTGGGCTTGTAGGTCAGGTCTTCGGCCGCTTTGGCCCCACCTTCCATGGCCTTGTCGACGCCGATGAAAGGTGCAGTGGCCGCCGCTCGTGCGGCCCCATACAGCCCCCCGCCGACAGCCGTCACAGCACTCAGAGCGTTCTCGCCGATGCCGGCGGCCAAGCCGTGCCCTTCCGAGTCCTCGCCATGGCCTACCCGGCCCAGCGTGCGCGCCGCCGCGCCGGCAAGATCTGGCCCTTCTTCGGCAGGCGGCTTCGGCGTCTGACGGACTGCGGCCGCCGCCTTGCGGTCCTGTTTCGGGTTCGGGTGGATGTCTGGAAAATTCTTCTTGATCGCCGCGGCCATGTCCGGCTCGCTCATGCCGTCCGGAAACTCCAGGTCGCCGACCCCCGGTACGGAGACCGTCTGGCTCATTTGAACGTGCCGGTGGCCGGGTCGTAGACCCGTTTCTTGGGCGTGTCGGCAGGATTTCCCGCAGGCGGCTTGATTCCGGCCTTCTTGCGTGCCGCGACAAGCTCGCGATCAAGCGCGGCCACGTCGGCCTGGATGCGGGCTTTCTCGGCCGGATCTTTCTCACCGGTCAGCTTGTCGGCCGTCTCGTCGCGCTCGCGCATGAGAATGGCCACGGCATCGGAGTCTTCTGCTTTCTGCTCGGACTTCGGGACCGTCGGGTGGTTGTAGTCGTTCGGAGTCTTGCGCGGAGCCGATTCCTTGTATCTGTCGGCGATCGAGGGATCGATCTTGCGGATCGTTTCGCGCGAGTGCTTGGACAGCAGATCGGGGTACCCATCGTCGGTAGCCATGCCGCGTTTCCACTGGTCGTCCAGCGAGTCGATGCGCGATGCCAGAAGCGCCATGGCCGTCTTGGCGGCATCCCGGATCTGTTGCGGAGACCCTGCGGTGTCGAAGCGCTTTCGCCAAGCCTCGGCTTCCAGTTCCGAAGCACCCGCGCCACGGAAGGTTTTCATCAGTTCGTCGCCCAGCGCCAGGCGAGCCATGTCGAGGTTGTTGACCTCGGGATGGCCGAGTTCCGTGCGGGCGTAGTTGATGACCTTGTTCGCCAGCTTCACATCCGTGCCGCCCATTGCCTGGGCGTAATCCTCGAGCGTGCCGGCGTGCCCGATCGCAGTGTTGATCGACGTGATGTTCCTCGACGTCGGGCCGGAAGTGAAATCCTTCTTGACGGCTTGCTTCGTCGGGTAGTCGGTGGCGCTGAAGCCCGGGTTGTATTGCGCCACGCGCTCTTCCATGGCCTCGCGCTGCCCACCTCGAACCGTGACCGTACTCAGAGGCACGTCGCCGTCAGAAATCTTCTTGACCGTGCTGGCCATACCCGTCGGCAAGGTCGACAGATAGGCGTCGCCATGCAGATCGGCGGCCTCTGGGGGAATGACGTCGCTGATCGACGATCCTGCGCCAGACACCGTCGACAGCTTCTTCAGCATTGCGTCATAGAACTCCTGAGAGATCAGATGTTGAGCAAGCAGGCCCTGCAGTTCACGAACATGGAGCTTGTCCCCGGCTGGTGTGGCAGCGATGAGACCTGCCTGCTCCGCGTTTTTCTTCGCCAAGGCTTCCGCCTCTTTGGACTGTGATTCCTTCAATCGCGTCTCGGCGAGGTCGTGGTAGGGCTTGCTCACCGTGACCGCTGCAGCAAGATGCTTGTAGTCCATCTGGCCAAAGGCCTGGATCTGCTCGGGAGTGAAGAGGGGTTGTCCTGTCGAATCCTTTGCCGCCGACAACTCCTTGAGTTTCGCAGCCTTGTTCTTCTCGAAATTGGCTTGCGCTTCCTGCTCGCCCTGAGACGCCGCATCGGCCTTATACGACTCGGTGATGGGCACCAGTGCGCCCAGCACGGCGTTGTTCTTGTCCAGGAAGTTCTTCGTCTCGTCGGAGTTGAACTTCAGGATCTTCTCGCGCATGTCGATGTCGTGCTGCTTGAGCGCATCGGCCTGCTTGGCGATCTGACCGTAGGTGTTGAAGGAGACCTTGCCTCGCAGGTCTTCCTTGGCCTTGTCGATGCCTTGCGGCGTGTAGAGGTCTCCGCCTTGCTTCGTGTAGTCGGTGAGGACCTGCTTGTCGTTTTGCTGGTCCTGGAACTGCTGCTGGACGTCGGCCGTCTCGATCTGCTTTTGCTCGAGATCCATGCCGCGAGCCAACGAGCCCGGGATGTCGGGCACATTCAGCTTGGCCGACATCGGGATTTGCCATGCAGTTCCTTCGCCAGCCATCAGTGGACCCTCCGATAGTCGACCATCCGCAGCCCTTGTGGATCCTTCGTCACAGCCCGGGGGTTGCTCTTCTCGATGTCCTGCGCCAGCACCCCCATTCGGGTGGGTCCACCACCTTTCATCCGATACGTGAAGATCGGTACGCCATCGTCGGTGTATCCGACGCGCCGCTTATCGGTCTTCAGACGCTCGTCCGAGTAGTCGCCAGCCGAGTTGATCGCAAGACCGGTGTTCTCGTTGTAGTTGGCTGACGTGTCGATTCCAGTGGCCCCCGTGTCGAGAGTCCCCGATGTGCTGGTGTACCCCGGCGTGTTGTAGCCGCTGCCGATGCCCTGAGGGTTCGTACCCGTATTGTTGAACAGCGAGCTGAGAGTCGTCATCTGGTTGGTCAAGGAACTAAGACCGCCACTGACGGCATTGGCCGAGCCGACCGTGCCGGCCGCAGCCGCATTCCCCGCACCGACCGTGAGGTTGGCGCCAGTGTCGGCCACGTTCGCCGCCGACTGCATGCCTTCTCCGGCTAGGCTCTGCTGCGCGTTGATCTGCTGCTGGTTTTGCGCCAGCCACTGGTTGAAGGCCTGGCCCTGGTACTGCGAGGCGATGCCGGCGGCGTTGGTCTCGATCTGCCCCTGCTCGCCCGTGCCGATCAGGCCGCCTTGCGCCGCTGCCGAAGATTGGCTAGCGTCCAGAGCATTCTGCTGCGCGTACGTCTCGGCCGACGAGTTCGTCGCGTCGGCCATCGTGAAGTTGGTGTTGAACTGGCCCCCGGGCTGCGTCTCCTGAGCCAGTTGCGTGACTGCCGTTCCTCCGGCCGTCGTCCATGGCGCCTGGTCTTTCCTCTGCTGCGCGTTGGCTGCGTTGTCCGCGTTGATCTGGTCCTGGGACGCCGCATTGGCCGCATTGGCCGAGATGGCTGCACCGCCGATCGTGCCGGCGGCAGCGATCACACCCCCCGTAATGGCCAGCGTCATGACGTGTTTCCTTCCAGGGCCAGATCCTCGCGGTCGCAGTACGCGAGCCGCCGTTCGAGCTCCTCGATGTCCCGGCAATTATCAGGGTTCGGGTGCACTGTCGTCCAGACTGTGTCCTCGTGGGCAAAAAGTGCCCGTTTCGTGCCCGGCTTGGTCACCATCATGAAAGGTGCCACGTAGCGCTTGACGCCCTCCAGGTCGCGCACGCTGACGTCGCCTTGAGAGATCACGTTGTAGCACTCGTTTCGGTGGACTCGGGTAGTCATGCCGACGTTCTTCGGAATGAAGATCGTGCGCGCGTACAGCTTGTCCGGGAACTCGTGAAATAGTTCCGTCGTGATCTGCGGAATCGTGAGCAGCAGGTCCTCGAAGGCGCGGATCTTCCCTTTCGCCTCGAGGACCCCGTCGATGGTCGCTACCTCCAACATCAGCTGTACTCGTCCACGATGCAGATCCCCGAGCCGCCGATCGCGCCCGTCGTGGTGCCACCGCTGGCGCCGCCGCCCGTGTTCGTCGCGCCGGCTGTGCCCGTGGCCGAGCCGAGCATGCCTGGAGCCCCGCCACCGAGCGCCGAGTTGCCGCCCGGGCCGAAGTAGATGTTGGCCGACCAGGAGCCGCCGTAGCCCGCCCCGCCGCCGACCAGTGTGATATCGCCCACGCCCGCTGCGCCGCCGGCAGCCCCTGCCGTGGTGCCGGTATTGCCCGTGCCTCCGTTGGCTGTCAGGAGGCTGCCGAACGTAGTGGCCGCCCCGTTGCCCCCGGCAACCGAGCCGCCGGCTCCGATGGTGACCGTGTAGGATGCCGCGGGGGCCGTGTTCCTGACCCGGGAGTAGCCGCCCGAACCTCCGCCCCCACAGCCGGTGCCGAACCCGTTTGCACCACCGCCTCCGCCGACTCCTTGGACGATGATCGAGCCGACGTCGGCTCCCTTGGTCCAGGTGCCACTGGCCGTGAAGACCGTGGTGCGCAGATAGCGGCCAGAGGGGTAGCCCGACAGCAGTACGAGGCTGGTGCCGTCGTAGACGACCTCGGTGATCAGGCCGGCGACGATCTGTGCGGCGACCTGCGTGCCTGCACTGTTGACCTGCACCAGGTTGAGCGCACCCAGGCCACTGACGTTGAGGGTCGGCGTGGCGCCGACTGCCGTCGACTGGTGGAACTTCACCAGCATCGGCGAGTTCGTCGCATAGGCACCCAGCACCTGGGTCGGAGTCAGGATGTAGGTCGGCGCCGTGCCGGTCGTGGTTGCCAGCGTGTCGCCTCGATCGAGTCGCTGGATTGGTGAAGCGATCGACACCGGGCTGGCCGGCGGCGTGATGCTCGCGTCGTAGGCCACGCCGATCGCGCTGACCGATGGCGCCGAGGCGAGGAAAAGACCGGTGGCGACAGTACTCAGGCCGGAGTCGAGCGGCGTAGCGCCATTGACGACCGTAACCGTGGTGTTGGTCGAGAACGAGACTGCAGAGACCGTTGAGAACGCCGTACCGCCCGTGTTCGTCGTCTTGACACGCTCGCCGATCGGAAAGAGGGCTGTCTGGTTGCCCGGCACGCTGAAGGACGTCGAGGAGATGAACGACGGCGTGAGGCCTGTGGCCACCCACTCGGTATTCGGCGTGACCTGACCCGACGGATCGTTGATGCCCAGGACGTTGTCGTAGGCGATGCCGATCTGCACGCCGTTGACGTCCTTGATGATGTACTTCAAGGCCTGGCCTGCGGTCTGCCAGATCTCGACATTGGTGGGCGTACCGGGCCGGCCAGACGAGTCAAGCGTGATGACGTTGCCGTTCGACACGGTGCCCGAGTTGTCGGACCAGGTCGAGGCGGGCGTCGTCGTGCCGGCCAGGAAGGTGCTGATCGAGCCGCCCGCGTTGACGACGCTGGCGCCGGACGTGGTGCTGGTAAAGCTCTGGTAGCCGGCACCGAAGGTCGGGGCAAGGTAGACGGACATTTGTGACTCCCTACGCTATTGTGTCAGAGCCCGTGCGCCGGGAACGGCCCGTTAGGAACTGCGTCCGGCCTGCAAAATCCCTGAGTCATGCGCCACTCGTCCATGTTGCCGATGACCGAAGAGGCAGACGCCGTGCCGAAGTTGCCGAAGAAGACATTCGCAGCATTGACGAGAAGCTGAACGCCCACGTTCGTCACGCTCGCTTCAACCCCGCCGTCCAAGGTGCAACTGAAAAGGTCGCCCTTGCGCTTGCCTTGAACGAAGTGCCAAGCGCCCGTGGTGATGGTCGTGGTCCCGACGATGCTATAGGCGGCTGCGCTGACCGTGTTCCAGCCCTCAAAGCCTAGTTTCCCGGCGGCGCTGATGTAGAGGCCGTAGGGAGTGACCCCAGTGCTTGCGTTCTTATAGCAAAGCACTTGAGGGTGGGTGTTGTTCGTCAGGAATATCCACCCTTCAATCGTGAAGTCGCCGGTGGTGTAGTTGAACCACGTCTGGTCGTTAACGTGAATGAAATCTGTTGCTGATGTAGAGACGGTCGAGATCAGCAGGCTTTGTGCGCCGAATTTGACCGGAGAAGAAACAAGCGAGCAGCCGTTGAAGCCTGGTACAGCGGCGTGAATACTGCTATCGACGAGCGTGCCGGCGCCTCCGCTGCCAGCGCCATCCATGTGCAGCAGTATCCCGACCTTGGAGAACTGAGAGTCCCCGACGTATGGTCCACCACGATAGGCGCCCCACCTCACGATGTATCCCCCTCGATCAGCCACTCGTCCGTTGCGAGCTGGATCATGGTCCCCGAGGAATACTGAGTCCGCGAGGTCAGCGAGCCCGAAGTGCGGAACGTCACGCCTGCCGCTGGAGTCAAAGTCGTCTGCCCCGACCCATACTGCTGCCAGCCGACAGTAACGCCGATGGGATAGGCCGTGGTCGAGTTCTTCGCCACCGTCAGCGTGTTGGCTCCTGCGAGGTTCATCTGCACCATCGTCGGCGTCGAGAGGGAAACGTCTGCGAGGACGAGCGTGTAGCTCACTGTCTGCTTGTTGAAAGTTACCGCAGGAACACTCCCGCTGCCGTTCGACGCTGCCGTAATCAGTCCTTTAGCATTCACGGTGAAGGTCGAATTGACGAAGGTGCCCACGTTCCCGTTTACTGTTGCAAGAGTCAACGCCGCAGCCCCGGGTCCGGTTGCCGTTCCATCACCCGTGAGCGAAGTGATCGCAGAGCCGCTAGCGGCCGCCGTGACCCTTCCGTTGCCATCGACCGTGATGTTGGCGTCGCTGTAAATCCCGGCAACACCTGAGATCGGCTTCAACGTCGCGATGACTGATCCTGTGCCGGCCGCGAGCACGTCCCCAGTCAACTGAGTGATGCCTCCTCCGCCTCCTCCGCCCGACCCCGTGATCCACTGATTAGGCCATGTGCCTCCCAGTGCGATTCCTGTGCTTCCAGTCCCAAGCGTGAGACCTCCGCCCAGGAACGACTTGACCGCGGCATAGAGCTGGTTGAGCGAGCGAAGCCACGGCGCCGTGAACTTCTTCGTGGAGTCGACGGCCTCGCCGTTGAATGGTGCGGGGTCGAGATTCATTCGTTGTTGACCGTCTCGGTGCCGGGAGCCACCGTCGCTTCGCCTAGCGTGATGATGAATTTCACCGGGTCGGTTACCGTCCACATGAACACGAAGTCGCGTGCGCTTCCCAGTCGAGTCCAGCGAACTCTCTTGAAGTACTTGCCCTTCTTGCCAAGAGGCTTCCACCGCTCCGGGCCGAAGGTCTTGCCGCCGTCCTTGCTGACCCGCATCATGATCTGTGGATCGGACCCTTGGCCTGAGTCGAGGCCGACTCCCGTCTCCATCTCGAGAACGATCTCCGCGATCGAGAACTCGTTGCCGTTGACCTGCACGTGCCGACTCACCACCTGACGCTTGATGGCCGCGCCACCGACATCGGTGTAGACATTCGGGTCGAGCAGATAGATGTTTCCCGTCGTCGTGTCGGAGACGAAGTTCTTCGTGTTGAAGACGATGCTCAGGTTGGCGGCGTCGCGTCCGATGTAGCCGACTCCCGTCTGCGACTCGCCCCAGAACCCGGTCACCGCGTCGTAAATGAAGGTGCGGTTCGCACTCGGAAATGTGAGCTGGTAGATCGGATGGCCGTCCAGCATGTAGGTAAGGCCGATGGCGTCACTGTAGACCGGGAACGACGAGATGATGTTCTCGATGTCGGACGTGCTGATGCGCTGAGGCGTGTAGCCGTTGAGCATCAGCACCTGGACCCCGCCTTGTGGGTTCTGGCCCAGAAAAGCCATCGTGTTCGCAAGCTGAACCCGGCTGTGCAGCGCTGCCAGGCCCCAGGTCTGCGACGCGCCGTTGATGCGGCTGTAAGGAACCGCGGGGGCCGCGTTGCCGTTGTCCTGCCAGCACTCCATGTGCGTGGCGCCCCACAAGACGATAAAGCCATTCAGGACGTCGACTGCGACCAGCAGGTCGCTGCTGTTTTCCTTGGTGCCTTGCAGAAGCGGCGACCAGGTCCCTCCGGCCAGCAGTTGGCAGACGTTGAAACTGCGCGAATTCGGAACGGGCGCAAGGGATCGGCTGTCGAGCGTGGCGATCGATGTGCAACCGTTCGGGAAATTCGGATCGGTGATCAGCGTGGGAGACCCGGACGGCAATGGCACCGAGTAACCCTGCTGGCCATCCACGATCGTCATCGTGAGACTGTCATCGGTGATGCCGACGAGCTGGCCCGAGTTCGAGATCTTGCCCAGCAGGACGACGTTGCCGCCGTAGTCCATCGTGAAGACCGAGGCTCCGGCCACGATATACAGCAAGTAGTTGACGACCCACCATCCTCGGATAGGGTTGTCAGGCAGCGTCACGTACAGGCTCTTGCCAGGCGTGCCACGGATGATGATGTTCGACTTGTCGCCGTCCGGACGGATGTCGTAGATGCAGCCGATGCGTCGCTGGGCCGTGACGGTCTGGCTGAGCGACTTGATGCCCGCGCCGAAGAGGGGGATCGGATTCATACCCAGTCCACCGAAGGAAGCGGGACCGTCTGGTTGGCGAGCGCGTGCGTGCAGTCGCCGAGAAATTGGATGCTGCCGTCGGTGACGTACGAATGGCAGACCAGGGGCAACGGGGCTCCTTCCGCGTCACGCTCGTACTCGCCAGTCCACCTTCCGTAGGGACGATGGATCGCCCTGACTCCGGTCACCTTGATCGATGGCCTGAACGTCGGCTTGTGGGCACTACCGTTCCAACTCCAGCACGGATGCGGGTCCGTGCCGATCCTTAGTGCATGGTGGTCCTTGCACCCTGGGCACATGAACGTCAGGTAGCGGCCCCCTTCGCTTCTCCGAAGAACGCGCGACAACTGACTCACGACAGCCCATCCTCACCCGGCTGGAAGAACATGGTCGTGACCTCACGGTCCTTGCCGAAGGCGAGCACGACGGCCTCGTCCTTCAGTGCCTTCATCGACGGCGTCCAAACCTTGAAGAACATGGGCGCGATCTGCTCGGCCAGGAGCCACGTCAACGCGAGGAAATACTCCTGCGGGTACTCGGGAGCATCGGTCGGATTGTTCAGGTCCTGCACCGGCTCCATGTACGCCATGACCAGGTACTTCGTCACGTCGGCCGACGAGCCCACGTCCGTGCCGAGCGAACTCGACCCCAGCTTGAACTGGTAGAAGATCGCCGACGGGTCGCCGCTATTGAACGGGTTGTGGCGCTGCGAGTAGCTGTCGTAGTCCTGGATCGTGCGCAGGATCTTCACCGGCACGTCGTTGAACTGCGAGTCGCGCAGGTTGCAGGTCTCGATGTTCAGCGGCTGCTGGGCGGCCGCCACGTACGAGTACGCCACCGCGTTGTTGTTGATGACGTCGGTGGTGGGGGCCGTCAGCGTGATGACATTGCCGACCGGGGCGATCGACACCGTGGTCCAGAAGATCGTGCCGCCGTTGGTCTGCAGGCCGATGAACGAGCCCATGGCAATGCCGGTCACTGACGCCAGCGTGACGGTAGTTCCACCCAGCGCGCAGCCTGCGGTCACCGTCGTGAAGATCGGGGTGTTCGTCCAGCCGTTCGCCGTGGGTCCGACCTGGTAGCCGCTGGTTGTTCCCGACAGGAAGAGATACCCGGTCTTGCGTGTCCAGACCTTCAGGCCTGCGGACTGGTCGGCGCGTCCCATCCTTTGCTTCACGATCATGTTCAACTGGAACGCGCAGTCCTGCACGTCGACCGCATCCATGGTGTCGTACGGGTCGAGCTTGCCGATGTTCTTCATCGCCTGCGCGATGACCTGGTCGCGCGTGACGCCGAAGGAATACGTGCCGCTGGTTGCCATCTCAGAACCTCACGATCGCTTTGCCGTTGGTCGTCTTCGAGATCTTGAAGACCCCGATCTCGACGAAGCATCCCGGCGGCGTTGAGGCGGCCTCCTCACGCAAGCACATGATGTCGGTTTCGCCAACGACCGAAGGGGGTGCTTGGGTCATGCCGCTTCCAGTTCCGACTTCTTGACCATCACCGACACGATCGCGTCCCATACCTCTTCTCCGCCGATGTCGGCCTGACACTGAGCCACGCCCATCGGCTCCCCATCCGCAGCCATGGCCTTCGTGCAGGCGTCCCAGTTGTAATGAAGCTGATGACACGCCGGGGCTTCGTTGTCGCCACGGCCCTTGCAGATCGTGCTTTTCGACCAAAGAGGCGTCGTGTTGACCCAGTCGCGAGTCAGGTTCTCGTGCGTCGAGTGCGACAGGAAACAGATCTTCGGCATCGGCTCGCAGCACATCGCGTTGAGCACGCCGGTCTCGGGGCCGATGATCAGGTCACACTCGAGTGCGAAGGCCAGCGATTGACGAATGCTCCACTTGCCGCAAGTCCGCATCACGCGCGGCTCTTTTTCCCAAGCCGCTTCGAGAAGCACGCCGTCAGGTCCACCGACCAGCACCACCTTCACATCGGTGTGGAGCATGAAGGTGGCAATAATCGGATCCAGGCCTGCCCACGTCTTATGGACCGCGCTCCCGGCAAGGGACCAGAGCACGACAGGCCCATCGCCCAGATCCTTGCGAATCTTCCGAGCCCAAGCCTTCTCTTCCGCTGTCGCATAGAACTTCACCTGAGGCTTGTGAGGGACCTTGGCCAGCGCGTGCTGGTACTCGAGATAGTTGTGATTGGCCACCATGTGGCGCGCGCCAGGCGCGGCCAGGAACAGCGACCGGCCGGGGATCGCGAGGAAGGCCCCTTCCACCGATTCGCTGAGGTTGACGAAGCGGTCGTACTTCTTCGCGTGCCATGCCCAGAACGGCCCCAGATCGCCGTTTGGCACCTGGTCCTTGTCGAAGAGGACCATCTTGTCGATGTGCGGGTCGTGCTTGAGCACGTCGCTGCCCGGGGGAGACGCAAAGAGCGTGATGTGAAATCCCTGCTCCTTCAGTCCGGCGAGAACCGAACTCGCCTGAATGTTGTCACCAAAGGCGCCGTAGCGGATCACGAGCGCCGTCTTCTCGGGCTTCGCTGCCTCCCACGTGTGGTAGTTGGCCTTGCCGAACGGCATCTTCTTGAAGACCAGCAAGAACGAGTACTCCCGGTCCTCGTTGCGGTCCTGCTTCTCGATCAGATCCCACCCGTTGGGCATCTTCGCAATGACATCGTCGGGCATGAAGTCGTGAAGGTGCGTCGGGTTGCCTCCGGGCTGGCCGATGTTCGGATAGAAGAGCTTGTGCGGCAGGTAGAGCACGAGCAAGCCATTCGGCTTGACAACCCGCCACCATTCGCGAAGCACCGCCTCGGTGTCCTTGAGATGCTCGAGCGTGTGACTGCTGAAGACCCAGTCCTGGGACTGGCTGGCAATCATGTCCAGCTTTTCCACGTTGCACCGGATGTCGGGTCGCATCGGATGCCCGAACACGATCGAGTGATTCAGATTGTCGACCGTCGTCGCGTGCGGCAGGATGCGGAAGTCCCCGGCACCCAGATCGAGGCCGCGGCCGCGCAGATAGGGCGCGACTTCCCAAACGATTTTTCGGGCCTCGTTGCCCATCGGATCTTCAGCTTTCCAGACCATGGCTTAGTGTGTGTAGGTGTAAGTGGAATGGAGGGGCTCGGTCACCAGAGGCAGGCCGACGAACTCGACCTCCTTCGGAACGCAGAGCATATTCAACGAGTAGATCTCACCGAACACGTTGACCGGATTTCCCTTGCTGTTCTTCTCGTTGAAGAGCGGGACGAGATGCCAGTGACAACGGTAGCCGAGGTCTTCAACACAAGCAATCAAAGACGCCGACTTGTCCTTGCGATCGTTCTCGACATAGAGGAAGGGCCGGCATTCTCGGATCATGTCAGCCGAGCCACGTAGCACGTCTTCTTCCATGCCCTCGACGTCGATCTTCATGAAATTGCACTTGACGGTGAAGCGCACCAGTGGGACCGAATAGGTCTGATACTCCTTCGGAAGCTCGGGCAGCGACAGCGCCCCCGCGTTGCTTCTCGGATCCGACAGATCGAAGTCACCGCATGGGATGCTCCCGTCCTCGATGCCGACCGCTCCATGGATCGGAATCACATTGAAGAGCATGTTCAGAGCCAACGTGCCACACAGCGCGTTGTAGATCATGCGCTGCGGCTCGACTGCATAGACCAGGCGCGCTTTCTTCGCGAAGACGAGGGTGTGCGCGCCGAAGTTTGCGCCGAGATCAGCCACGACCATGCCGGGCTGCAGCAGGAAGTCGAACAGGTCGGCTTCGCCCTGTGAGAACTCCCCGTACTCGAGGAAGCTCCTGGCGATGTACTTGTCTGCCAGAGGCAGCAGGATGCGGCCGTAGCGGCCCTCGACGACCTGAAAGGTCTGATTGCTCAAAGCGGGCGCTCCTGCGATGGGATGCCCGTGATTGTAGCGATGGCCGGTTACGAATCCGGCTACCTTCGCCGCAGTGGCTGGTACGGTTACAGCTTGCCGAGAAGCAGCAAGATCAGCACGACAATCAGGATGAAGCCGATCGCGCCGCTGGGAGCATAGCCGTAGCTCGTCTGCGCAACTCCCGGGAAGGCCCCGACGAGCAGCAGGATCAAGACAACCAGAAGGACCAGGCCGAGCGTGCTCATACCATTTTCTCCGAAGCCGTCTTCTGCGCCGCCGCATCGGCCGCCTTGGCGGCGTCGTCCAGCGAGAAGAGAGCGGTCAGTTGCGCATCCGTGATGTCGGCGCCCGACGTGTTGGCCGACTGTACGGCGGCCATGACGCCTTGCACCAGCGTCAGCGCCAGCGTGACGTTCGGAGGCAGGAAGGGCATCACTGCCGGCAATGCGGCCTGGAAGTCCTGCGCGATCGTGGACAGGGTTGCGTTGGTCGTCATGGCGTGGTCACTCCGGTCTGAGTCTTGAGGGCCGCGAGTTGCGCGAGCTCGGATGTGAGCTGCGACGCCGCGTTCGTCGGATCGGTGGCACTCAGCGTCTTGGCCAACTGGATACCGGTTCGGATCAGGTCGAGCTTAGCTTGAATGGCCTGGTCCTGCGCCACCGTGATCTTCTTGGCGACGAGCAGCGCCGTGGTGGCCTGGCGCACGGTCGTCACGGCCTGGATGCCAATGGCCGCCTTGTCGTTGAAGGTGGCTGTCGGGACCACCGTGGTGCCGGTGGTCGTACAGGCGACCATCCAGACACAGAAACACAGGGCTGTCAGGAATCGCTTCATGGTGCGCCTTTCGTTGGGGGTGTTGGGGGTTTCATGCCTGCAGCAATGATCTGAGCATCAGTCCATCCGTCTTTGACCATGGTGTCATAGGCGGCTTGCGGCAACTCGATCAGGTACGAAGAAGCGGGCGCCGGGGTTGGTGCGGGCGCTGCCACTGCCGCAGCAGGCTTGGTCGTTGCGGTGACGAGGATCGCCGGCTTCGTAGGATCGGGCACGCTGACCGTAGTCGTCTTGTCGGGAGGACTATCGGCCGCGCCATCGAAGAACCACCCGAAGGCCGTCGCCTTGCCTCCGCCGATCTCACGGATGACGAGAGTCGCGAGTCCGACCGCGACCGCACTCAGGTTGTTGGCGTAGATGAAGATGCCGACGCCGGCAGCGATGAGCCCGAGGGTACAAACAAACGCAAGGCAGAACCGCTGCCAGTTCAGACGTCTCATGGGCTCGCAGCATATGCTGACTGAGCGGGGGCGTCAAGGAGCCAGCAAATCCTGGGCTGCGGCTCTCAGGTCGATGGAAATTCGCCCCGCCCAGCCTCTGCCCGCAGATGGCCAGTTCTTGAGCGAGCGCATGAAGTCCAGCCGCTCGGCGATGAAGTTGAGATCGAGCACCGCGGGGTTGGCTGCAGTCGCCGCGGCCTTGGTGACCGGACCCCAGTTGCCGTCAGCTGCCACGCCGAGCGCGCGCTGCAGACACAGGACGGCCTCGTGGATGCCGCTGTTGACCGCAAAGTCGAGGGCTTGGAATGCGAAGCGGTCGGGCATCTGATCGGCGTCGACCTTGAGCCAGAAAAGCTGGTAGTAGATGGCCTGCGCTTGCGCTACGGTCAGATTGGCGATGGTCGTCCCGGCGGGAACGCCGATGTTGAGCGCGACGGCCTCGCGCAGGACCGGCCAGGTGATGCCGAAATTCGTCTCGCCGCCCGGATCTGCCGGGTCGTTGACGTAGCCCCCCTCGGCTTGCAGGACTCGCGCGATGGCAGTGGCGAAGCTCATTTGTTGAGGAAAAACCGAACGGCACTCCAAAAGGTCAACGCAAGCATCCAGATGCCGATGCCTCGGTTGACCCATTTGGCCAGATCGGCCGTCACCGCATCGATCCGGGTCGAATTCACTGCAGACTGCGTCTCAAGGTCTCCGAGACGTTGCCCCTGATTCATCTGCCGTTCTTCCACTCGGATCAGGGTTTGAAGAGCCTCGGCCATCCTGTCGACTTTTTGCTCGAGACGCACGAAGTCGAACTCTGAGACCGCCTTCATTCGAGAAGGATTGAGCGGCATGTGGTCGCTGTCTTGGTCGTCGTTCATCGCACTCGTCGAGCTCGCAGGGTCCCGTAAGCCGAAACAGTGCCGGCCGAGAAGGTCGCGGAGGCCACCAGATACACGGTCGTCGTCGCAGAGATCGACAATCGCACGTCGTTGCCACCTTCAGTCTGCAGACCGGTGTCGAGAGTCAGACTGGACTGGTCTTGAGCCAGGGCGTCGGGGCCCAGCCCGCTGCCTCCAGCCTGAGTCGGCAGCGTCGCACTGACGAGAGACGGGCCACATTGCATAAGGTTCGACGTCGCCGCTCCGAGATTGAAGTCGACGATACCATTCACGTCCCAGTCTCCGGCCGTCAAGCTGATCGAGGTGACGTTGGCTGGCGTTACAGTAGTCAGACTGACGGCGGACCCGGAGGCCACCGTCGAAGTGACGATCTCACCCACGTACCCTGCCGCAGCGTTGCTGTTCGTCGTGACGCCCAGCACGCCGTTGCGCGCCGCCGCCTGCGAAGGATCGACGTAGCCCGTCGGGACCGTGGTGACCGTTGCAGGGTTGCTGCGCAGGTAGTACGTGCCGCTCTGGAAGTAGGCTTGCCACGGCGAGCCATCGGCGTTGATGCCTTCGGCAAAGGCGTACGGCTGGGTGCTGTCGAAGGCCATGGGTCAGGTCTTTCTGTAGAGAGCGAGCATTTCGTCAGCATCGAGAGGAACAATTATCCGTCAGGACCTATCAAGCATATTGTTCCGCTCGATAAATCCGCCGGTATCTCCATACCAGAGATCTGTGTGTTCTCCCGTGTAGAGATCGTCCGTTCCCTTCATGTCGATGCGCTTGAAGCCCTCGCGAAACGACTCGGGGTTCGTGTCCTTCGACACGTCCGTTTCTCCGGCTGTGACGAGCGGCATCGACTCGATGTCGGCAGCCCACTGGTTGTCGAGTTCCATTCCCGGCGGCATGCCATTGAACTTGCTCGTGTCGAAGTCGGCCGAGTCCTTCGCGAGGAACGAAGGCACGTTTTCCTGCGACTTGCGGGCAGCACCAAGAACCGGCGCAACACGGGAATTCGACCATGGCGCCCACTTGTCCGGAACCTCGTCGTTGTGCACGACGGGGCCGCTGATCTGGCTCTTTTCTTGAAAAAACCCGGGCATGTTGATCTCCTAGAAAAAAGGGCCCACGAAAGGGCCCTTTGCAAAAACGTGATGGCCTTGCTCGACCTCGTCGGAGCTTACTCCGGAATGTCGCGCGGCTTCGGCATCCATCCGTCACCGGGATAGGACTCCTCGGTGACCTTGTAGAGCTTCATCTCGTTGATCTCGGCATTCTCCTGGTTGGAGATGTCCATGCCGGGCGGCAAGAAGTTGAACTTCGCCGCCTCGCCGTAGGTCGTGCCGCCCTTGTCGAGATAGCCGTCCACGACGAAGCCTGAACGCTCGCCGATGTCGTCGTACAGACCTTCCAGGCCCCCGATCTTCGCGGGCGGCCCATCGTTCAACGGATCGGCGAACTTGTCGCGCTGGGCGTTGCCTTTCATCTGGCCATCGTTGATGGCCGGACGATTCGGAGCGCTCGCCGAGCGCGGTTGCGTGGCCTTGGCGACCGGTCGCTCTGCGTACTTGGTGCCGTACTCTTTGGCGGTCGAAACATTCTTCGGCATGTCGTTCCCCTTCAGTTGCTCACCAGAGCGTTCGGCTGGATGCTGTACTCGGCCGCGAAGACGGAGACCGCCGTCGCATCCGTGCCGCGCACGATCTGCAGCGTGTCGCCGGGCTGCATCACGAAGCCGCCGTCGACCGAGGCCCCCTGCTGCACCGTCGCCGTGCCGGTGCCCGACAACTGAACCCGCGTCACGATGCCCACCGTCGCGGTCGTGGTCGCCGTGCCGGTCGACAGCGAGAACGGCCCGTGCGTGGCCGTCGTGACGGCCGTGCCGTTGTTGACGTGGATCACGCTGAAGTTGTCGGCCGCGATCGAGACGACCGTGCCGGTGCCGTTCCACAGCGTCTGCGTCGACGTGCTGACGGCGCTCGTCGCCGCCTCGACCGCGAATACCAGCAGGTTGGTGAAGGCGACGAACTTGCTGAACTGCGTCGCCGAACCGGCGCCGGCTGCGTTCATGCCGAAGTTGTGCACCAGCCGCGCGACCGTCGCCGCGTTGTCGTACGCCATGCTTTTCTGGGTCATGTCGTTCTCCCTTTCAGACCACGCTGTCCCACTTCACGATGCGAGCGTTCGCAGCGAGAGTGTGGACGATTCCGAAACCACCGAGGTAGTAGTAAGCCACCCCCTTGGACCGGCCGTAATCGGTCGGGATCTTGCCGCGCATTTCCTCTGGCACGGCGATGGCCTCGGCCACCGTGTCGTTGCCGAAGAAGAAGATCCAGTCCGATTTGGCCTGAGACCAGCCGACCATGTCGCCGCCGTTCGCCGTCGAGATACCGGTCGTGCCGATGCCCTTGGCGATGTTGGTCTGCTCGACGTACCGGACGTTCTCGTAGCGGCCGATCTCGCCGTTCATGATCAGCTTGAATCCGGTGTCCGAGTACTGGTGGATCGTCTCGAGGTTGTTCTTGAAGGCGCGCAGCGTCGTCGGCCATGCCAGGGCGTAGTAGTCGTCGCCCAGGTACGCCGGGATGTTGCGTTCCTTCATCAGGTCGACCAGCGACTTCGCGTGGGCGTTGCCGTAGGCGATCGTGTTGGTGCCGGTGACCGTGCCGTTGGTGTACAGCGTCAGCGCCGCGGTGTCCGTGCCGGAGACGGGGATCACGCGCAGCAGCGTCGCATTGAACTGCGTCCATGCCAGGCGGTCGAACGTCTTGACGGCGTCGTTCTTCAGGACCTTCTGGATCAGCTCCATCACCGGGAACTTCGACAGGTTGTCGAGCTTGCCGGTATAGGGAACGCTGTTGCCCGCTTCCGTCATCGTCAGGGTGCCCTGCGTGATCGTGAAGTTGGTCTCGGGCATCGTGTTCGTTTCCGTCAACACGCCGCCGGCCGTAGCTACGTCAGAGAAGACGTCCCACGTGAAGATGTCGCCCTTTTTCTTGCCTTGCTGCGCCGCGTCGCGAACGTCGGCGAACTGCCGGAATTTCACGAGCGGTTGGACCGCCATGCGCAGCACGTTGCTCAACTGACGCGAGTACATGTACCCGCCCAGCGAGTTCACCGCCCAGACCTGACCTGCCATGTCCGTTCTCCCTGCAGAGAACCGGCGGATCAGACCTGGGGTTTCAGCCCCTCAGTCTGTGAGACCCCCCGCGAGCCTTGCTCATTTGCGCGAGGATCTCTTGCACCGACGGTTCAGGTTCGTCTTCCGACTGCGTCGGCGGCGCCTTGCCCCCTGCGGGAATCGGCACAGCCGGAGCAGCTGCCTTGCGAGCCGCCTTCTCGAGGAGTGGATCTGCGGGTGGTGCCGCAGCAGTTGGTCCGGCAATCGACTTGACCCAGGCCCTGACTTCGTCACCGATTTCCCGGTAGCGGACCATGAACGGGCGTTTGTCGCCTGCCTTGACCATCTCGTTGTCCTTGTCCATGATCATCCGGTCCAGCCGGGGATCCTTGACGAGGTCAGCGTATTCCGTCTCGAAAGTGCGAATCGCGTCGTTGAACGCGAGCTTGGCGTCGATCGCTCTGTACACCTCGTCCGCAGAGACTGCGGGTGGAGGCGCAGGCGCCTTCAGTTTCCTGAGGGCAGCGACTGCCTCTTCGTCAGTGCCGACTTGTAGGGCCCGGGCCAGGGCCAACAGCTCTGCGCTGTCGTCTGCAGAAACGTCCTTGACGGGTGGCTTCGGTGCAGCAAGGCTTTCGGCCTCGGCCCGTAGCTTAGCAGCTTTTTGAAACGTGTCATCAGCCGCCGCACTTTTTTGTGCAAGTTCGAGCAGTTCGTCTTCCGTGACTTCCTTCTCGACCCCGTTAATTTTCAGCTTGCGCTTGGCCGGCGGGGCCTCGGCAGCAGCGGCCGCTTCCGCGGCGGCACGAGCTTCGGCCGCAGCCTTCTCCTCTGCTGCGGCAGCGGCTTCGGCGGCCGCAGCCTCGTCGACCACTGGATTCCCGTCGTCGTCGATCTGACCTGGAACGAACTTCGAAGTCGTGTCGTCGTCGTGCACATCCACGAGCTCGTCGGCACGATCCTCGTCGGACTTCAGGCCGATGGCATTCAGCTTCGCCAAGCGCTTCTCGTTGGCGTTGCCCGTCTGCTCGTCGCCGGCCTGGATCTCGTCGAGAAGCGCCTGCTCCCCTTCGGTGATGGCGAGCAACATGCCGATCGGCGCAACCGTGCCGAGACCTCGCAGGTAGGGGAAGACTCGCGCTGTGCTATTCAGGTACTTCATCTTGTCGACCTTCGAGTTGATGTTCGGCCATCAGACCGGTATTGATGGCTTCGGTGAGCCACCCGCGGAAATTCAACGCCCGCTTGGCGTCGCTTTGCAACCCCAGGATCTTGTCCGAATCGAATGCGCTGCACGCAGAGAGAGCCTTCAGGGCGTCCGCATACTCGCGGTCGACGCGCAGCATCAGGTAACGGCCGACGCCCGAGTGCATGAAGTCGTCGACCTCTCGGCCCAAGGCCGCGTACTCGAACAACTGCCTGCGCTTCTCCTCTTCGGAGATCTCTTCGCCTTCCTCGTCCATCAGGCTGCCTTCTTCTTCGGCGCGGGGGTTGGCGGAGCGCTATGCGGGGCAAGCAGCGCCGTGAAATGAGTCGCAAGAGCGCGCTTGTTGGCGGCCTCTTCCTGGATCGCAGCAACCTCTTTCTTGGTCTGCTGAGTCTCGCGGTTTTTCTGCACGCCCGCGACGATGCCGGTCGTCTTCTCCTTGACCTGTGTCTGGAGCTTGTCGATCATCTGCTTGGCTTCCTGCAGCGCCTGCTCGAGTTGCGCGACCTGCGGATTGTCGACGGTGAGGAACCGCGAGCCGTCCTGGTAGCCCATCGTCGCGAAGATTTCCTTGCCGACCTCGGACGTGTTCAATCCGGGTGCGGGCTTCTGCACGATGTTGCTGAAGGCCGTGACGCCAGAAATCAGTTTCTGGAGCTTCTGCGCCGGATCCGTGGCCCCCATGCCGACGTTGACCTTCATCGTCAACTCCTGGCTCAGAAGCTCGTCCGTCACCTCGTCGATACCGAAGCGCTGGAAGAGTTGCGCGCGGTTCGCGCACAGGCCCAGCACCACGCGATCGGTCTCGTACTCCTGCTCGAGCAGGATGAGCTGGCGCAGCACCGGCATGATGAAGGTCACCACGTGCGTTCGGATCAAGTACTCGACCAGTGTGCCGTTGCTCTGGCCCAGCATCGCCATGTTGCGGGCCGGCGAGTTCGCGCCGCCGTTGGCCATGATGGCGGCCGGATTGAAGTTCCCCAGCAACTCGTCGGAGTCCCGGTCGATGCGGTTTTGCGTCTCGAAGCTCGAACCGGTGACGTCGGGCCACGAGATCTCGCGCACGTCGTTGACCGGGTCGTCCAGCATGACGACGCCGCCCGGCACGTTGCGCACGAGGCCGGCCACGTCGGCTTCCTTGCCGCGCTTGACGAACCACTTCTTGTTCAGGACGAACTTGACGTTGTCCAGCGACTGGTTGACGACCTCGTTGGCCTCGTCCTGCAGGCCCCGATTGAGCATCGGCAGACTCGAGGGAATCGTCTTGTGCGTCTCGATGATGCAGCAGCCGCAGACGTAGGGCCGCTCGCCGTGAAAGACGATCTCCACCAGCGGCTTGGGCTCGCAAAGGAGGATCGTGTCGCCGATCGTGTAGAACTCGACGTCACCCTTCGCACCATCCTTGTGGATGTGGCGCTGCACCCAGACGATCTGGTAGGCATCGATCTCGCGGTCGTCGGGAGCGTAGGGGTCCTGCGCGTCCTTGCCACGCGCCGCGCGCGTGCTGTCCGTCATGCCGGCGCTGGCCGCCACCATGGCGCCGTCGGCGATGTCGTACCACTCTCCGGTTTCCATGCGCTCCTTGACGTCCTGGGCGTACATGGGAATCAGGTGGATCAGGTAGGGCGAGGTGCCGATCGGGTCGACCCAGCTGGCGCTCGGATCGAAGCGGAAGTTCTCGATCGGAATCAGGTCGATGCAGGGGCGATCCCGCTTCGCGCTCTTGGGCTTCTTCGGCTTGGCAACGCTGTCGTCGTTGGCCGCCTCGTAGCCCTGACTCATCGTCGGCTGCCGGACCTCATCCTCTTCATCGGGAGCGACATAGGACCAGTAGACATGGGCAATCGATACCCCCACGGTCTGCGCGTCCTGGAAGCCCCCCAGCACGACCTGGAACCACGGGATCGACTTGTCGAGACGGTACTCGACCAACTGCTTCATGACCGAGGAGGAGGCGACCTGTGCCTTGCTGGACATGTCGAGCGCTTCGACCGTGAGCACGTCGACGTTGGAGAAAAACGCAGCGGCCGCGGCGGCCTCGTTCTTCCTGATCACGCTGCGGGTCTTTGGCCGGTAGAGGTGGCTGCGCTTGTCGTACGCCGGCTGGCTGTACTTGCTGTCGCCCGGATGCTGGCTGTTGAAAGCCCGGATCGAGTCGTCCCACCCCTTGCGGTAGTTCGAGTCGATGTACGAGGTGCTCGAGCGGTACGCGCTCTGCGCACGGGTGAGCCACTTGCTCTGCGCTTCAGGGGCCTGCTTTCGGCGCGAGACGAGCGCCTCCGACCCCGCCGACGGCTGCGCTTTTTGCGCAGTCGGAGGCGAGTTCTGGGGGTCGTTCGACGCCCAGGCCATTTAATCCTTGCTCGCGCGCTTCTTCAGCATGCTGGCCGGAGGCGTGCGTGGGGGCGCCTTGCGCGGGGGACTGCCGTCCTTGTAGCCCGAGAAATCGGACTGCGGCATATCGCCCTTGCCGAAGGACTCGTCCCACGACTTGCCGAGCTCGCCCGCATCGGAGCCCTCGGCTTGCGAGAGCCGCTTGTCGACGACGCGCTTGGGGTTGGTGACCCCGCTTAAGTCTGCTGCTTTGTCGGCCATCATTCGTCCTTCACAGAGTCGATCTGGCTGTACGCATCGATGCCGACATAGGCCGGCTCGACCCACGGCTTGCCGCCTCCCAGTTCGAAAACCGAATCCTCGGATCCGAGTCGAGATAGTCGTCGATGGAGTCGTAGAAGGCGAACCGCTTGGCCGCTCGCTCATTCATCACCGGGGCCTGCTCACGGATCTCGTTAACGATGGCCGGCGGAGTGGCGATCGACGGCGCAGCGTCGGAAGAGCCGCTTCCAAAAAGATAGTCGAACATTACGCCATCCTCCGCGCCCAAGGCATGCCGATCTCTCCGGCATCGACACCTGGCGCTGCGCCGCGGCCGACGGGCATGATGCCCTGACGGGCCGGCAGAATCTGCGGCATCGGCCCGTTGGCCGGGTTGCCGATGGCATGGCCCGGCGCCACTGCAGGCGCAGGCTGGACCGTGTTCGTCATGCTGGTCGGCAGACCGCTCGTGAGCCTCGGATTGAACATGGCATTCTCCTAGAGCGTGTGCAAATGCTTCGGATCGGCTCCGTCGACGTGCGTCGCGAACTCCCCGTTCCACTCGCCGCGCTTGAATCCGCAGCGCTCGAGCAACTCGCCGCCCGCAATCATAACGGTGTGCTCCAGGTCCGACGAGGAAAACGCCTTGCAGGCGTCGATCGTGAACCCATAGTTGCCGGGAATCGCCATGTTTCTCACGACCAGCGTCATGCCCGGCGCCCAGCCGACGACCCACAGATGCGCCGGGTAGTGCCGGACCAGGACCTCGCAGGCCAGTTTGGCCTTGGCCTCCATCTCGACGGTCTCTTCGTCGAACGAGGAGATGTCGACAGTCTGGATGTCGGGGTTGTCAGTCATACGACGAAGTTCAGTCTGTTGTAGCCGGCTGGCGGGGCCGTGACCGTGGTGGTGACGCCCAGATTGTAGGAACTGGAACCGATATTGGACCCGCTATTGTCCTGAGCTGCAATCCACAGAATGAAGTTCTGGTTCGGCAGCGTAAAGGCCGGATTCGCTTCCGTCACAGGGTTCTGCGTACCGATGAATGTGCCGTTGATCGAGAAGAAGCATTTGCCAGTGGCGCCATCGATCGCTATGCCGACGACGTCATTCGCGTTGATCGTGTACGCCGCGTTGGCACCGAGCACTCCCGCAGCGATCAGACCCGGGCTGTTTCCTGACTGATTACAGCCAGCGAACATGTAGGCCGAGGCCACGCCGATCGGGTTGGCGAGCACCGTCAGCGCATCGGCAGCGCCGATGAACCCGACGTCGACGCCCATGTTCGTGGTCGCCGGTACGTTCTTGACTTCGAAATACCGCTTGTCGGTAATTTTGTAGGCAAGCGCTCCCTGGTTGTTCGAGATGAAGGCACACTTCCAGCCCGTCTGGTTGTCGGAGTGAGTCGCGACACTGTTGCCGACTCCGGACAGGGCCATGCCCGTGGCTTGCGGCTCGATGAAGTATCCCGACGACCCGTAGGTCGGGGTATGGGAAGTAGGGCAAGAATGGATGTCTGCCCACTTCGTCGGGCACGTGGCCTCCCCACTGTCGTTATAGAACGCCAATGTGTCGATCAGGTTTGCCGAATGGGCATTGACAAACGCCTGATTGATGACGACCACTCCGTCCGACAGCCGAGTGATTGTGCAAGTCGAGTTGCCGGCCCCCGCGACGATCGAGATGTCCATCTGGAACCAGTTGCCAAGAGTGATTTCGCCCCCGGCCCCCAGTTCGATGGTCTCGGTATCCAGAGACACCCAGGCTCGACGAAGCGAGTCAAAGGCTTGTTCCCGCCTCGGATTGAACGTCATCACGAAGGCGCCGCTAGAGAGCCCGAACATCACCCCGGCGGAGTCGTCTTCGTTGTCGGAGACTACTTGGAACTTTCCTGAAAAGCTGGTTGCCGAAATCGAGTTTGTTGGCCGCCTTATTTCTGCAAAGGTCCCGGAGGTCTGCGACGCACAATCCAATTCTTCGCCGTATGTTCCTTCTGCGACGGTAAACACTGCCCCATTACCATTGAAAACTGTGTATGGAGTCAGCCCCGCCGCGAACTGCTCGAGGAAACACAGAGGCAGAACCGAGCTCTGGGGGATGAGGGCCCCGAGCTGCAGAGGCGTCACGTCTGATCTCCGCCCAGGCTCCATTCGTTCGTGATGTCACTGAGGATCAGGAACAGGAACGAGTACTGGTTCTTCGCCGTGGCTGAACTCGAAAACCTCAAGGTCACACCTCCCGCAGGCGTGATCGTCAGCGTGCCGACTCCATAGCGTTGGATGATGACGTTGACTCCGGAAGGAACTGCCACACCGCCGTTCGCAGTCGCCAGCGCGGCCGCCGTCGGAATCGTCACCGCCATCGCTCCGGCGTTGGCCATGATGAGCCAGGTCGGCAAGAGCAGGTCGGCCGGAGACAACGTGTAGGACGTGCCCGTCTGCCGATTGATCCTCATGCCGAACAAGTTCGACAGATTCGTTCGCCTGGTCGTCGGCGCGCCGTTGACGACCTGATCGATGACGATCGAGTCGCTGGCGCCGATTCCTACCGCCTGCGGCAGCTGCGAGATGTAGCCCTTGCCAGGAGGTGAGCTCATCAGTAGTCCAGTGACAGTTCCTGCGCGGAACCGTAGCCGTTGTTCGCTGCCCCGGGATTCGAATAGCCGACAGCGATGATGATCGAGTCGCGCATGTCGGGATACTGCGTACCATCGAGCAGAAGCACGGTGTCTCCGATCACCCCGTAGACGCCCGTGATGCCGCGGTCGGTGCTGTCGAAGCCGCGGCCGTTCGACCACTTGTAGACGTCGTGGTCCGGGGCCTGGAACTCGCTGCCCCACGCGCGGATGCACAGGTCGAGCCACGACGTCTCGCGAAACGTCGTCGGACTGCCGAGGTTGTAGTAGCTCGGGTTGGCGACCATGATGCTCGATTATGCGTCAGGTGTACTCGGGCTCGGCGTACGACGGTTCGCTGTAGCGCGGCGCCATCGGTTCCATATCGTAGATTCGACTCGCGGCATCGAGCACGTCGACCCGGCCCCCGAATGGGAAGAAGTGGATCTGGTTGCGAAAGCGCTTGCTCAGATCGTAGATGCGGCCGTTCTCATCGTGCCGGCGAATCGGCTGCGCGATCCGGAAGTCGTAGCCCTGCTCCTTGACCTTCCTCTGGTTCGCGGTCAGGTTCTTCGGATCGGTCTCGTAGGGGGTGAACAGCTTGTGGTTTCGGATGTCGGGGCCCAGCCTCTGGATGCGGTCTCGCTTCGATCCCTCGCCCTCGCGTGGCCACTCGAGCTCGATGATGTCGAAGCGCTTGTTGGTGAGCCGTTGCTGCTCCTCGAAGTACTGCAGGTCGGCGATGGCTCCGTACTTCTCGTACCCAACCTTGATCGACTGCACGCCGGGCGCGCTCTTCCACTTCTCGTAGAGGCCCAGCATGTACTGCCAGCGCGCCAGCAGGTCCATCTTCCTGTCGTAGCCATCCAGCAGGTACTTGTTCATCGCATAGTCGAGCCCGAGCACGACCATCGCGGTGTTCGCCGAGCCCTTCTTGTTCGACCTCGCGGGGTCGACCAGGATGTAGACGTTGATGATCGAGGGCCGGATCTCGTAGACGCCGACATGTTCGATGTTGAACTCGCGCTGCTTGCCGGCCAGCGGGTTCTGGAGCATCTGCGTCGCGATCGTGCTCTCGCCTTGATCGCGGACCTTCTTTTCCCATGTCTCCTGACTGAAGAGCACGGGATTGCCGTCGATCGTGCCGTCGTCCGTGGCCGGGTGGACCCGAGGCGACGCAGCGTTTCGGTTCATCACCTCCTCGTAGGTGTCGCCATAGTGGTAGCGCGTGCCGATCATCCACTTCTCGCCGCCGATCGCGCCCAGGTTGTCGCTGATCTCCCAGGCCTCCGTCGTCTTGGCGATCTGCTCGGGCGTCGACACCGAGCTGGGCACCACCACGTCGTCGTAGACCAGCAGCTGGAAGTGGCGCGACGTCGGCATGCCGTCGACCAGGCCATGCGCCTCGATCGTGGCCTCCTTCGGGTTGGTCTTTCGCTTGACGGTGATGCCGGCATCGAGCGACCAGACCGGCGAGTCCTTGGCCGGGTTCAGGTAGAAGATCTCGGGGAAGAGGCCGCGCAGCGCCTCGTTGCTCTCGAACTCCTTCTGGATCTGGCGCAGGAAGGCCTTCGAGATCGGCTTGGTGTGGCTGAAGATGCCGATCGTGATCTCGGGGTTCTTCAGCACCTCCTGGATGCAGCCGGCATACGTGATGATGGTCGACTTGTAGTGCTCCCGGGCCCAGAGGTCCAGATGCCCGTTCGGCGACGCCTCGACCTCGCGGCATCGCTCGTAGAGCCACGGGTGCATCATGTCGAGCCGGTTGAGGATGCGGACCAGCAGGTAGAAGCGGTCGTTGCGCGCCAGCCAGCGCTGGCCGGCCGCCTCGAAGTCCTCCTCGAAGGCGGCCCATAGGTCGGGCAGGAGGGCCATCGGCGCGCCGTGCAGGTCCTCCTTGATCTCGATCGGGACGTCGAGGTCGGGGGTGGGTTTCACGTCGCCACCGCCACGGGCTTCTTGACCGCCATCAGGATCTGCTCGAACCGGCCCTTGATCGCGTCGAAGGAGGTCGCCTGGACCATCGTCACGGTGGCCGCCGCCTCCTTCTTGGCACGCTCGGTCGCCGCGTCCACGTAGCCGTCAGGCAGGCCCGCGGCCTGCCTCTCGAGCGGAATCAGCGCGCGCAGCGAGTTGCTGAGCTTGAGTGCAAGGTCGGTGCGCGACGGCAGGCTGATCAGGTCGTGGAAGGCCTGGCGCAGCTTGTTGATCTTGTGCGTCATCTCGCCATCCTCGTCGACCGGGTTGCAGACATCGGCGATGACCTCGAACAACTCGTGCATCGTGATGGCGGCATCCAGCTCGGCAATCAGGCCCATGACCAGGCGGCGCGTCTCGGCGATGTCGACACGGTGCTGGCCGACCAGGTCGTCCTGCAGGTTGCCGGTGAACTCGACGACATCGCGGCCCTGCGGCTCCTCGGCTCTCTCGATCTGCTCGAGGATGAGCTGGCCGATCGGCGAGTCGACAGGCGTTCCAGCGAGTTGCGCGGCCTGCGCCGAGCGCCATGCGTCGCTGAGTGTCGCCAGCGCTGCCGTCGGGGCCTCGACCGGCTTGACGGCGCGCGGGATCAGTTTGGTCTGCGGGCGCGCGTCACGATAGACCTGCGCCTTCGATTTCTTGCCGGTGACCGAAATCGGCGACCGGCCCCCCTTGTTCTTCTTGGGCTGGACCGCCGTCGTGCGCAGGAACTTCGGCTCGGTCACAAGACCCCCGAACCGGCGCGCTCCTTCTTCGGCATGCGGGCCTTGCCCGGCGCGCCCTTGCCGACCTGCTTCTTCGTCTTCTTCACGGCGGCATTGGCGATGCGGATGGCCTGCGCGTCATCGCCGGTCTTGCCGAGCACGGAGTTGGCCACAGCGGCCCACTGATTCTTCTTGGCCGGCGTCGAGGCCTTCTTCGTCTTGCGCGCCGAGTCCTCGGACGTCCAGGGCATCTCAGAACCTCCGCTCGTCCTGCATTCGAAGCAGCGCGGCTCGCGGTCTCTCGTGCTCGCGCATCTCGTAACCACAGCCGGTGACGCCGCCCTTCCACGAGCCCGACTTCTCGCCTACCTCTGCGTCGAATGACACGTCGATACTCTTCGACACACGACGCCAAGGAAACCACGGGCGAGTCCAGAGTCGTGTCTCGACCTTGATCGTCGCGTTTCGGCGTTGCACCTCGCCAGATCGAAGCAGGTAAGCGTACGGGTGCGTCTCGGGTTCGGTCAAGACCTTGTGTTCACGGTGTCGCCACTGCCACGGCATGGCGAAGCATTTGCTCGGATCGTCCCGCTTGCCGTGATTCTTGCCCCAGCACAAGAACAGGACATCGCTGAAGAAGCTGAAGCCGAACGTCGGGCCAGAGCATTGCATGTCGTCCGGCACGACCCAAGGCCACGGGAAGGCAACGCCAAGACGCACGAGACCCAGACCAATCCGCACCCAGCCCATGCGCTGCTCATGCCAGTCGGACGGGAACTCGACTTCGAAGCACAGACCGCTCAGGCCGAACTTCACATAGGCGACCTCGGCCCACCGCGCCATGAAGAAGCGCAGCAGCCAGCCGCCGTACTCTCGCTCGACCAGTGCTCGCATCACTTCCTCCGTGTGTGGTTGCCGGGATTGCCCGGCGCCGCCGGCACGCGCGGCTGCGGCTGGCGCGGCTGCGCCGGAACCGGCGTCACGGGCGGGCGCTTCGGGATCGCGGCCACGTCAGACCCAGCCGGGGTTCTTGGGGACGGCCGAGACAGGAAGGCCGGGGAGCGGCGGCACGAGCGGCGATACGAGCACGGGCGGCGTCGAGGCCATTGAGGCGACGCGCGCCCGCTCCCACTCGATTGCCTTGTTCCAGACCGCCTTCAGGCCGGTCATGTGATCGTTTTGCGCGCCGACGTCGTAGACGCCGTGCAGGTCCTTGTCACTCAACATGATGGTCTCCTGGATGGTGATGATGCCTCGGGGTGATGGCGAAAAGAGCCGGCTGGCACGGGTCGGGGACGCAGATCGAGACCGGCTGCGGATGCCGGTGATGATGCCCGGGGCCCTGCAGGATCTCCAGCTGCGCGGCGTCCCAGACGGACTCGAGGCCCGCCAGGTGGCTCACGATGGCGCCGTCGTCGTAGAACTCCTGGAGCTTGTCGGGGGCGATCATGATCAAACGATGTGGGTTTTGCTGGCGGCAGCCGCAGCCGCAGCCGCAGCGACCCTCTCGGCCGTTTCCGTCTTTGCCGCCTGACCCTTCTGGTACGGCATCCACTCGGCGAAGTCGCCACCTAGCGGCCGCGCCTCGTCCTCCTGGATCAGGACGATGTCGGTGTAGCCGTGCGGCACGCCTTGCACGTCGAAGACGCACAGGCTCACGGCCGAGGGGCCGCAGACCGCGGCGATGACGGCTGCCAGCGGCTGGTTCGGCTGCTTGGCGATGTTGTCGTCTCGGCGCGGCCAGAAGAGGACCATGCGGCCGACGGTCGGGGGGATGTGGGCCATCAGTCCCCCTCGACGGCCGGCGCGATCGTCAGCCAGAACTTCTGGCCGGCGTGGAACTGGCCAGCGTACTCCAGCGGGAGGTGCAGGTCCAGCTTCGAGACGTGCAGGCCGCGCTCGCTGAGCGTGCCGGGGGCGTTGCGCGGGACCCGATGCAGCGTCATCGTGACGCCCAGCGCCTGGGGCTGGTCGTCAGCATCACGGTGCATCTCCACTCGCGTCGCCGTGAACTCCTCGCGCAGGATCGGCGGCTGGTGGTCCGGGACTCGGATCACGCCACCGGGCCGGGTCTCGTCTTCTGGCGGCCGCACGGCCAGCAGGCCGTTGACTCTGGCGATGCTGTCGATATCCAGCGTGCGGACCGTGTTGGTGCGTTTCTGTTCGGCGGCGATCTCGTTCAACTTCGTCACGAACGTTTCTTCCAGTCTGGCCCCGGCGACGGCGCCGGCCTCCTTGCGCAACGCGTCCTGCAGGTCGGAGTGCGTGAAGCGCAAAGGTTCGATGTCGACCGCGTCGTAGGGCCCGGACAGCTTCCCCGCGGCCTTGTCGGCCCGGTAGTCGTCGATGGTCTTGATCGGCGGGTCGGCGATCGGGATGCGGCCGGCCATCACTCGTCTCCCGAGTAGCCGCTGTAGCCCGAGTACGCGGACCGCGGGCCGTAGTTCTCGCCCTGCTGAGACCGCAGGTACATGCTCAGGCGCTTGGGGACGTCGCTGTTCGAATTCACCTTGATGGCGCCGTCGAGCTCAAACGAACCGGTCATGTTCGGGACAGTCCGCCACTCTTTCGGGCAAACCTCGTGCTCAAGAAAACCTCGGGGTTGGCGAATTTTGGCTCTCCTCAGATCGTGCAGCCCGAATGGTACTGCCGTTTTGCCTTCAAGTACGCTTCGTGCGCTTGCTCGACGGTCAGAAACACTCCAACATGGTGAGACTTTCCGTCGTATCTGATGTTCGCGTGAAACTTGTCGCCTCTGCGATAGACGCCGAGCACTCCCGTCGATTTGTTGTGCGCCCTAGCCGATTTGAGGTTCTGACAGTTCACAGAGCGAGTGGCTTCCCGCAAGTTCTCGAACCGATTGTCGGCCTTCATCCCGTTGATGTGATCAAGCTCAGAGCGTGGCCACTGGCCCGTCTTGGCTCGCCAGACAAGTCGATGCGCGCTGTACGCTCGCCCCTTGACTTTGATCCAGCGATAGCCTGACGGTCGAACGTGCCCGGCCTCATCCCCGGCGTCGGTGTCTTGGCTCACTCGCGCTTTCCAGCGCGGGGGATCGACCGAAAAATCGAGCAAGGCTTGAATCTGCTCGGCGGTAAGATTCGATTCAACCATTCGTCGCACTCCACTGCTTCGGTTGGCCAGAAGCCCCGTTGCGCATCAACGCATTCGGGGCTTCGTTTTGTCAAGGTTCCACGTGGAACCTTCCGTCAATCAGGGGCTGGTCAGCACCGCGGCCTGCGTCGCGTCGGGGACGGACAGCGAGACGGGGGTCGTGCCGCCGCCAGTCGACAGCGTGAGCGGCAGGCTGGGCAGGCTCGAGATCGTCGATCCGGCCACGGTCTTGCTGACCACGCCCGTGAAGACGCCGGCCGGCAGGTCGAAGGCGCCACTGGCTTGGCTCTGGCTGAACGGCGTGGTGCCATCGGCCAGCGTGCCGGTGACGGTGTAGTTGAACGTGCCGTCGGTGGTGCCGGCCGGGAAGGTCTGGTTGACGACGGCGGCAGCGAGGGTGGATGCGGTCATTTGGAGGCTCCTGACTGATGTTGGGTCTCTGAGAAAACCGCGCCAGTGTATCGCCGATTCCCGGGGTCGGTGTAGGACTTCTGGCCAAAATTTTTTGGCTGGGTGGGGGCCGATCTGCGCTGCCCAGACCGGGTTGCGGCGACTCACGGGCAGCTGAGCCGCTGGCTTCGGCTCGGATTCAGCGCACAGCGGCGCCGCCGGCCTGGCGAACCTCGATTCTCGGCTTTCGACTCGCGGATTGGTGGGTTTCATGTAAAAAATTTCCATGCCCATCTGGGGGAAAACACTGCCCGCAGCGAAGGGGATCGTCACGACAACTTCGTGAACCCCCGTCGTCTGGTCGGAATGCCTTTCGACCTGGCCGCCGAGCTCTGGATGGGACCCTAAAGCTATAAGAATCATAGACTTAGCTAGAGTTTACATATTATTCATTGTCGCGCAAGCCTTGCAAATCAATGACTTAGCGTCGAAAGCTCATGCTCCACTGTATGGATTCGAAGGCCGCCGGCCGATAGCTTGCGGCTATCGATTCGCGGTTTTCGATAGCTCAAAGCTAACTATCGACTGAGCCGAGTCGATAGGTCATAGCTATAGGCTATCGGTTCCTGGCAGTCGATAGCCTTTGCCGCGTTATGTCACACGATGCCGCGTTTTGTCACTCGAGACTGACGTAAAAGCGTCGCATCGGGTCTTGTTTCGGCGTCGACGCAACGCAATTCGATAGGCACGATTCTAGCATATGCTGTACTCCCTTCACCCCTCACTGACTTTTCAGAAGGTCAAAGGCTTGCGATGCCCGAAAATCCATCCCATCGCAAGCCAACTCGGAGCCATCATGACCGCAGCCCAGATCGCCCAACGCATCGCGCAGAACGTCGCTGACGTTGACGCAGACCGGATTACTTGGGACGAGTTCAGCAAGAGGAACCGTGCCGCTTGGGACGATGTGGCGCAAGGTGAACTGAACATCATCGGCAGTGCGTGTGACAAGCGGCACATGGCCGTGAAGCGCGAACTCGCTCGGATGGAAGCATGAGCGAAAACCTGCCAATGCTGTGGAACCCGGACGGGGATCTCGGGTGGCGACGAATTGAAAACGTCTGCCTTCGAACAATTGCTCGCGATGCGCTAGAACGTACGGGTTAGCGGGTTCGCCTGCTAACCCGCGCACTTTTGCGCACTTTGGAGATAGCACCATGCATATCAAGGCCTTGCAAGAATTCATCCGCTCGCACGGGTTCGCCTGGCCCGGTGGCTATCAATGCGCGTTGCTGATGGCCGACGGAGAGTGTATCGACGCGCAGTCTGCACGCGAAAACTACCGCCAGATTCGCGACGCGATGCGCACGAACGACTGGCGCAGCAGCTGGGCTCCGGAGGCAGTGTTTGTGCACTGGGAAGGCGAAAGCCTCTACTGCGCCCATTCGAATCGCGAGATTCCATCCGCCTATGGCATTCCCGAAACGGAGAATTGAAAATGCCCACTACCTACCCGAATCTCTCCATCCCTGCGCCGCGCCGTCTCGCGATCTTTCGCGCCGAAGCCGCAGAGAAACACTGGGCCCGCCCGATGACCTGGCGCGATGTGCGTTTCGCAACCCTGCGAAGCTCGAGCGGGCTGGACCAAGGCCTGAACGACGAAACGCCGATCTGGTACACCACCGACGAGCAATTCCGAAACGAACGCGACGCGCACGACGTCGCCCGACTGGGCCATCATGGCTGGTTCACGGACGCCGAAGGGTTCCCCGAAGACCTGGCCATCGGCATCGTCGCGGGCTTGCCGCACGGCCGATTCCTGACAGGCTATCGCCTGACCATGAACGACGAGCGCGTTTATTTCGGCGAGATTTTCGACGACGAAGGCGACGCGGCGCGCATGGCGGACGAACATGCGCGCATCGTCGGCGAATCCGAAAGCGAGTACGCAGCGAAAGAGCGCGCCGAGATGGAGCGCGAAGATGCCGCGCAGCTGCAGGAAGACGCCGACGCGATGATGGCGGGCCTATGAAAACTACATTTACGCCCAGATTCGCAGACGACTCGGGCAAACCGTTTGCAGCTGAAACCGTTTCTATTCTCGGTCTGTCGCTGGTGCTGCATCGCACGCCAGATCCGCAAACCGGTCTCGAGACGAAATGGCATCGTTGGAGCGTCAGCGACCCCGATAGTCGCATGCGAATCGTCCAGCATTGCGCCAGCAAGGCACAAGCGATCGCGGCCGCAGAAGCACGCATTCTGCAGGTCGGAGGAGTCGAGACATTCCACAAAGCCGTGACTGCATGGAAAGCGAAACACGCAGCATCCGAGGTGCAATCATGACCGCCTACAAACACCTCACCGAGCGCCGGGCCAAGGATCGAAAGATCATGGCCGACAGTATCGCCACGCTGGCGCGAAGCCTCGGGGCATCCGCCGACATCGTCGAATTCGGGCCGCGATCGATCATGGTCGAGATTGAAACGCCGCAAGGGTTAAACGTCGGAGTCGCTCTCGAGCAGTGCGACGCGCAACTAGACGACACGTTGGCCGACAAACTCCGCAAGGCTGAAACCGAGCGAGACAACGCCCAGTCGCGTCTACGCGAGACGGACGCCGACGGCGCCAAGTGGCGCAACCTGCGCGATACCGTGAACTATCTGCTGTCGCCCTACACGGGAACGCGTTACGGCCGGCAAACAGGCAAGGCCACGAAACCCGCGCCGAAGTGGGCCCAGCATCTCATCGGCACGCTGGCGCGTCTGGAAAAGCAATGACGCGCCTGACCCGCGCCGTCCTCTGGCTCGCGGGCATCGCCATAGCGCTGGCCTTGCTTGCGCGCCTGATCCGGCCACCTCACAAACCGCGAAGGAGATTCGAGCATGAATGATGAAGACGCGATCCCCCTCCGACCGATCCCGATCACGGATCTGCCGGACGTCGAAATTCTGCCGGACGACCTGGGCCGCGCCATATGGCTCGAAGCCCTGCGCATGCTCGAGAACCGATTGCATCTCCAGTTCAAACACAAAGGCTACACGTCATGAAAAAGTACGAACTGACTGCCGAAACGAAAATCGTCTTCGGCATCACCCTCCACCGCATCCGCGCGCTCGTAAAAATCGGATTAAGCGTCAAAGTCGGCGACTTGGGCGGCTGGATCGAAACCGAGAAACACCTATCGCAAACCGGCAATGCGTGGGTCTACGGCAATGCTCAGGTCTACGGCAATGCTCAGGTCTACGGCGATGCTCAGGTCTACGGCGATGCGTGGGTCTCCGGCAATGCTCAGGTCTACGGCAATGCTCAGGTCTACGGCGATGCTCAGGTCTACGGCGATGCGTGGGTCTCCGGCGATGCTCAGGTCTCCGGCAATGCTCAGGTCTACGGCAATGCGTGGGTCTCCGGCGATGCGGGGGTCTACGGCAATGCGCGCTGTCTGTTGACCGTCGGGCCGATCGGCTCGCGCAACACAACCCTGACCGCCCACGCTGACGCGAAGCTCGGCCTTCGTTTCACGACCGGGTGTTTCTCCGGATCAGAAGCCGAATTCCGTAAAGCCGTCTCCGAATCGCACGCCGGAACCGACTTCGAGAAAGCCTACCTCGGCGCCGCGAACCTCGCCGCCTTCCTCGTCGACCCACCCAAGGACCAATCATGAATCGCATCCTCATCGAATCCAAACCGTACGCCGACATGCGCTATCCGACCTTGGGTGATTGGTTCTATTCCGGAGATACGCTGCAGATCATCACGGCATCGACCGACGAGCGCGGCCTACCCGTGAGCGAGCAGGAACAATTCCTGATCGCACTGCACGAGCTCGTCGAAGTCAAGCTATGCGAAGCGCGCGGCATCACGCAAAAGGCCGTCGACGACTTTGATCTGGCGTACGCAGGCCTGGACGAACCCGGAGACGAGCCCCTTGCACCCTACCGACGCGAGCACCGATTCGCCATGCTGATCGAGCACCAGATGGCGCACGAGCTCGGCATGGTGGGTTACGGGGAAGTGCGATGACACCGAACCTCGAGCAGCAAATCGCCCTGCTGCGGGCCCGCTATACGGCCAAATCCGCGCCAGAACGCGCCCGAGGCCTCCTCATAGCCGCCGGCATCCCGTGGCGCCTGGCGGGCGGATTCGTCCTGGACGCGCGCCGCCGCGGCCGAACCACCGGGAAAACCCCATGACCGACCCTATCGCCTATGCCAGCGCCATCGAGGCGCACCGCCGGCCGCGCTTTCGCCTGAACGTCGACGAATGGGTGGCCGCCATCGCCATCATCTGCCTGGGCGTCGGACTGATCGCCGGCAGCATGCGCGGGCCCGACTCCGCCGCCCCGTCCTGTTACAACTCGACGCCGGCGCGGCGCTGATTTTCGACCACTCCGACGCGAAGCCCTGTTTTTGCTTTTTTCAACATGTCGTCTATGTCGTCTCCTGCAGGGTAAATTCCCTATCTTTCGCGGGTGCGCGCGCGAACCTCTTTCTATTACGGGAGAATAGGAATTTGCCCTGCAACGGGCGACATAGACGACATTTCGGACCACGACGACACCATTTCGAGGGTTAACCCTTAGACAAAATCTAGTCCGGCATCAGCCTCACGCCCCTGATGAAACGGACGTCCCGACGCCTCCCATTGCCCATCGGAACCTTGCCTTTTTCAACAATTCCGTCCACAACGCGCAAAATATCGTCCTGAAAACGCGACTTTGCAAGCGCATGGATGCCTCCTTCGCGGCACCATTCGACATACGCGGGGTACAGGCCGCCACCCAACCCCTCGGTCATCGGCTCGCGATGCTCTAGCCCTCTCTCGCAGCACTCCGCCACGAACTGGCCGACCCGGTCCTGCTCGAGCTTGTAGGCATCCGAGGCCGCGCGCACCACTGCCGGCGCCCGCAAGCCCCCCTGCGTGGCCCACTCGACCGCGCCCCGCACGCGCCAAGCCAGGATGCCCTCCAGCTCGCCCCTGAGCCGCTCCACGAGTCCATGGTCGATCAGGTGCGTGGCGCGCCCGCCGAGCACCGCCGCCTCGTCGCCGAACGACGCCTCGTAGGGCACCAGCAGCACGCGCCGCCAGATGCCCTGGTCCTGCCCCTTGACGGCCGGCTTGTGGTTGGTCAGCAGTTGCAGCTTGTGGGTGGGCGCGAAGTCGAAGAAGTCCTCGCGCATGAAGCGCGCCGACAGCCTGTCGCCCCCCGTGGCCTGCTTGATGAAGTCCTCTCTCAGCACCACCCCCTCGCCGCTCTCGTGCGCCGTGACCATGCGCTTGCCCATCAGCGAGGCGATCTCCGTGGGATGCCGCTCGCCCTTGGCCGCCAGCATGAGGCCCGGCGCGGCCACGCCTGCGTAGTCGCCCATGGTGGCGGCCAGCAGATCCAGCACCGTCGACTTGCCGTTGCTGCCGTCGCCCCAGTGGACGACGAAGCACTGCTCCACGACCGACCCCGTCAGGCAGTAGCCGGCCCAGCGCTGCAGGAAGGCCTGCAGCGGCTCGTTGCCCATGCAGATCTGGGCCAGCGCCCGCTGCCAGACCTCGCACCGCGCATCCGGCACGTAGGCCACCGGCACCAGCCGCGTGATCATGTCGTCCACACAGTGCCCCCGCAGACTGCCCGTGCGCAGATCCACCGTCCCGTTGGCCACGTTGAGCAGCCACGGATCCGCATCTAGCGTGTCGACCTCCACCGTCAGCATCTTGCGCGCCAGCCCGACCGCCGCCTCGATGGCCCCCTTCATCTCGCTCTTGACCGCCCACGCCTCGAGCGCCTTGGCGATGCCCTCGGCCTTGGCGATGGCCGCCGCATCGCCCGTGCTCCCCCTGGCCCGCACGGCCTTGGCCTCCCCGTGGACGAGCAGCGAGAGGCGACACGCGTACCGGTAGACATCGGCGTCATCGGCGATCCACCTCTTGCCATCCCAGACGTGCCAGCGGCCCGCCGCGACGAGGACCTGGCGGCCGTACGCGTTGACCAGCCGGTTCGCGTTGGCCTGGTCGGTGCACAGGTGCTGCGCCTCGGGGATGCCGCCACGCTCGGCCTTGACTCTGACGCCCGGCGACTTCGACTTCTTGCTGGAGCTCGGAGTTTGCGCAACAACTGCCGGCGCGTCCTCCGGGACGACGTCGAACGTGTCTTCGATCGGTTCGATCCATCCGGCCTCGCCGGCCAGCACCTTCAAGGTGCCGATGCCGACCAGGGCGTTCGGTCGGTTCTTGATCGATGGCCAGACTCGACGCAACAGATCTTGCTCGTTGAACTTGGGGCTGCGCCCGCTGACTTCGAGCGCGAGACGCAAGCCGATATCCGAGCCCCCTGTCTCGCGGTGGATGGCCGCGACCATGCGGAACCACTGGTCGTAGTCGAGCTCGTGCTTGCCCGTGTTCGGGATATTGGCCAACACCATGGCCAACTGCTCTACCGTGGCGGTCTGGGCCGGAGCACGCACGGCGATGCTGCCGTCGTCCGACCCAAACCGGGCCTCGTACAGATCGGTCACCGCGCCGTTGACGTGGTCGAGTACCCCAGAGAACGCGAGCTCGCTGGCCTCGGTCTCCTGCCCCGTGAAGGTGAGGAAGCCCTTGGCGCAGAAGACCTCGAAGCCGGGCGACTTTCGATCGGGAAGCGATCCGCTCAGGAATGCGTGGATGCCCGTTCCCGAGGGCGAGAACTCGCTGTAGGTGGCCCCGACGAGGCCCATAATCGAACTGTCAACTCGGCCGTCGACGACGCACTGGTCGAAGTCGAGTCCGACCAGCCCCCACTCGGGCAGCATCGCGAAGCCCAGACCCGTCCAGCGGCCGGCCAGATCCGCATCGAGCAGCGCCGACACGGTCTCGTAGGTGGCCAGGCGGGCCCGGTCGAGCTCGCTGCCTTGCTCGCCGCGGCGGCGCGTGCCGTCGGCGTAGCAGGGCACCTTCAGCGGCTTCTTGCCCGGTTTCGGGTTAGGCTCGAGACGCCAGAGGAGCCATCCCTTGCGCGATCGCAGTTCGGCGGGGATCATGGCCTGCACTCCATGAACGACCTCACCCACGCTTCGGCTTGTTGTAGTACGCCGTCACGCAACCACTCCCGCCTGCTGCCGAATCCAGGACTCGACGAGATCTCTTCGCCATAGCGAGCGGCGCAGGATCTTCACAGGCGGCGGGAAGCCTTGGGTGCGGATGAGGATGTAGATCGTCGAGCGAGACACGGGCAACAGCTCGCGTATCTGCGTGGTGGTCAGCAGTTGCACGGCGTCGTGCTCCAATGTCCTGGGGGGTCGCCCACTGTAGCCTTGCGTTGGCCCATGGGCAATGGCATCATCACTATTTTGTGAAGGACTGCACTTCGATGAAGCTCGACCGCACCAAGTCTTTCGGCGTCGTCTACGGCCACGACGAGTTCCAGTACGTCCAGAACGGTGTCTACTACGACGGCACCGAGCAGTCGATCGAGCGCACGGAAGACGGTGCCGAGCCGATGATCCTGCGCGGCGATCGCAAACCCGACGAGATCGAGAATGCCAAGAAGTTCCTGGCCCAGATCCTGAAGGAAGGCCCGATCATGAAGTCGGCCGTCTTCAAGGAGGCAGAAATGAATAACCAACCGTGGGATGCGGTGACGCAGGCCCGCGTGCTGATGGACATCTCCGAGACCAAGGGCCCGGGGGGCAACCTCCGCTGGAGGCTGCCCGAGTCACTTCACTGAATCGCGGGGCTAGCCGCGGCAAGTCGACGGCAGGTACTTCGTCGGCACCGGATTGGCTGCGCCGGGGCCGCAGATCCAGCGCGCGATCGTGCCGCCGGCAACAGGTGCGACGACCAGCGCCAGATCGCTCGAGGGCACCAGCTGCAAGGTGCCGCCATCGATCGTCGCGTCACCCGTTCCTTGCGTCGTTGCGGTGATCACGCCGTTGCCGTCGACGGTAATCGAGGCGACGTACTTCGACACAGGAGTGCCGACTGTCGACTCGCAGCCCCATGCGCCTGCAGCCGGCAAGGCCGAGAGAGTGGTCACCGTCTCGGTCACGGTCTCCCGGCATGGCGCCGTGGCCAGGATGACCTCGGTCAGCTTCGTGCGCTTGATGTAGTTGTTGTAGGCCGGGAAGGCCACGGCGGCCAGGATGCCGATGATGGCGACGACCACCATCAACTCGATCAAAGTGAAACCACGGTTTTTCATGTGAGCTCTCCCAAGAGAAGTTTGCGGCGCTGGGTCCTGCGCGCCGCGATCAGGTTTTTCAAATTCGTGCCTCGAGCACAGGTCGAGGCTGTTCACCGAATAATGCAGGAGCTCGCACCATAGGTGATGCGCGCTTCGCGAGACGTGGCTATGCGCGCAGTTGTGACAGCCGAGGCGCGCGCGCCGCGGTGTGAATCCGAGCAGCAGCTTGCGCTCAAGAACTGCGACGGTCGGCGCACTCATTCCTACACAGCCGTCTTCACGACAGCGGTCGCTTGTAGTCAGGCTCACGTTCTTCGCGTCTATCGGCACTGTGATGCACCAGCACCTTGCCGTCGAACGTAGGTTGGCACCAGCAGTTTTCTGGCAGATGCCTTCGAGTGTCGGCGACCGGAACCACGTGCGGCGTGGCGGTCTTCTCGGTGAGCCGGACCCGCCACCCGTTATTCATGGTGCTGCCTCCCGTGAATAGCCGTTGTGCTTGTCGTCAGCACCGAAGGAACGTCATCAACCTCGCGCGTCGCCCTCCGCAATTCGTCTGGGAAGCGCCCGAGCTGCACGGTCACGGTGATCTTGCTCATGCTGCCGGCGCTGCCTTCGTCTCGTCGCTGGCGACGGGGTTGGCTGAGAGCCATTCGAAGGAATCATAGGACTTGGCGTGTGCTTCTGGGTCGGGCTTCCTCTCCGATTTAACGAAGCCATCGCACCAAGGACAGCGCCAAACACCATGCAGCCATTGCCCCCATTCGTGGGAGCGAGGGCCCTTGCCGTATCGAATCGTTCTCGGTTGATTCACTTCTTCACCTTCAAATGCCGTCGTCTCTGTGCAGTGGCGCGCTCATTGCGCCGAACCCGCATGAACAAACGCTTGCCGAACACGGACCAAGCCACATCATGGATAAGCCCGCAGTCACAGCACCCGAGGCGAGAGACGCGCGGAAGCTCGAATACCTCGTCCTCAGCAGTGCGGGCGTATCTCACTGCGCTGCCTTCGTCTCGTCGCTGGCCTGGGTGGGTGGCAGATAGATGGCGAACCATTCGATAGGCGCAACATCCTCGTTTGGAAACGGGCGAGGGTCCACGAGGCTCGTGTAAGTCGCGCCCGGGAAGCGCCGATAAACGTAGACCTTAGGTCGGTCCGGCACCCCCGCCGTCTCGGGCGGCGATGCGCGTCCATCGGATGACAATGCGCAGACCTTGCAGATATGGCGTCGCTTGTGTCCGATGAACGTGCGCAGGCAATGGACGCAGCAGTTCGAGTAGCTGCCGTTCTCGTGGCTCGCGTCCTCGGAATAAGACCGCTCGTCATGCGTCGTGTCTTTGAGCAGCTTCCAGCCTTTCGGCACCCCCGCCGTCTCGGGCGGCGATGCGCGTCCTCCATCGGATGAGGGAGGGGTGGCGCGGATGGCACGGGCAAAGCCACGAACACGCTCTGTGATCCCGTGGTAATCGGAGCAGCATAGGGCGTCTTCCCACATTTCATCTATCTGCTTGTCCGTCATCATTGCTTCTCAGCTTGCGCCGCCTCCAGCTTGGTAAGCCAAGATCCAATCGCGCACTTCGTTTGCTGCCTTGAGGTAGTCGGGGCTGGGCGTCTTGGTCACCTCTTGCCCACGTCGATACGTGCGCCATATCTCGTCGCGCAGCCTCTTCGGCAGGGAAAACCAGTGCGGCTTGCACCCCCACATTGCGGGCGGTACTTCGGCTGTGCAACCGGGCCAGTGACAGGTATGGCCGCTCACGTCTGCTCCTTGGGTTCGCGTCCCTCGGATGAGGGAGAGGCGGCAAGAATGGCATTGATGGATGCGAGCGTGAGATTGACCGCTACCGCGCCTCGCTGATCGTTTGTCACCGGCCCGTCAGCAGGGTTGCCGCCGTCGTTGAATCCCATGTCGTAGAGGCCTTCGAGTGCTGGACGCAGCATGTCCGCCACCGGCTCACTCTGCGGGGCTGGCGTCTGTGCGACCAAACCGTTGATGGCGTGCTTGATTGCGTTCGCCAAGAACGGCTCTCGATCTTCAGCCAAGCCGAAAGGCTCAGCGAGACATGCCAATAGGAACTCACGAACGTCTTCAGCGCTACGCAAGTGCTCCGAGACGACAAACGGTCTGATCTGCAGGCCGGCCTTGGTCAGCGGCTCACTCTGCGGGACTGGCGTCTCGGGTGGTGATGCGGCGAGGGCCGTTCGGAGCCGTTCGATGTTGGCTTCGTGTTCGGCTCTTGGCGTCTCTCCGTCCTCGCGCCACAAGCCACCCGCCATCTTTCCCGGTGGTGATGGCCGACGAGTGAAGCCCGCCTGTCGCATCTTCTCGCTGCGGGTCTGCGGGACTGGCGTCTCGGGTGGTGAGGCGGAAATAGCGCGGCCAAGCCCTTCGCTATCCTGCCCGGCTGTTTGCGGAGAAGGACGCTCTCGTGTCGCTTCGCTGGTTGGCGGTTCGGCCCATGGGCGTGTTTTTGCTTGTTGCCAGAGTCGTTCTTGCCTCTTGGCCTCTTCGTAGTCCGATAGCGGGATAGGCGGCTCGGTGGCTCCCTCGATGGGGGCTGCGTAGAGGGGCACGGAATAGACTTCATCGGGGGCGGCGTATAGCCAAACCTGAGTCTCGTGCGACAGGCAGACACGAGCAAGTGAACGCGGGCTGATCCACGCTACCGGCTCAGGCGCGGCTCCCTGCTGCTCTGGACGAGCGACTTTTTTGGTCATGATTCAATCCTTTTCATCCTGCCCGGCTGTTTGCGGCGCAAGCCCGGGCATACTCACAGCCGCGGCATGTCTCGTTCAAGTCCATGCGGGTCAGCGGCGGCAGGCCGCCCCCGATCTTCGCGGCGGCCTTCTCGATGCGAATTGCCTTCTCGGAGCTCGCCTTGCGGTCGCCGGCCGACAGCTGGTACAGCATGCCGACGGACGTGTTGGCCAGCCTGGCGAGCTTTTCCTTTTGCTCGAGACTGGCCGCGGACATCCACTTCTTCAAGGCCTTGTTCGTTGCCATGGGGCATCCTACAGCGATTGCTGAAAAAATGTCAAATAGTTCTTGCAGGTCTGCAAATGCTGTGATAAATTTTCCTCCAACCACACGGACCCAAGGCCATGAGACCGCATTTCCTTCGAGGCTGGAGCGACACGCAACCCGTGGTGCACGTCTGCTCTAGTTGCGGAGGTGATTGCCCGACGCCTGCGGCCTGCCACTGGCCGGATGATCCCGATCACGACGTCGGGCGATGGCCCGCGTTCTGGGTCGCCGTGCTTCTCGCCGCTTGCTGCGCGACGGTCGGCTGGGGCCTCTTTCTGATTTTCCACCACACGCCTTGAAAGGGCACGACATGATGACCTCTGTTCACCTCGAGTTCGCCGACGCCGATGAGGCTGCCGCATTCTTCATTGCGTACCACGCCGGCAGGAAGGCCCCGGGAGCCTCTGCCTCCGCGCCGAAGACGCCAACTGCGGCTGCCGATCATCTGCAGAAGGTCAAGGAGGCCGCAGCCGCTCCCGCCGCAGCCGCGCCGGCTCCGGCGGCTGCCGCACCCCCGCCTCCCGCGGCAGCCGTGACGTACGCGACGTACGCCGAGAACGGCAACCTGCTGAGCGACACCATCGCCAAGCTGGTCGCCAAGGACCAGTCCAAGGCCGTCGCGATCCTGAGCGAGCTTGGCGTCAAGCGCGGCCCACTGCTCACAGCCGAGCAGTGGCCCGTGGCCATGGCCAAGTTCAGCGCGGCGCTGTCGGCTGCCGAGTTGGCGTAAGTCATGGACATGCCGGACGACGATTGGGAAGATCTCGACGGCACTCCCATGCCGCCACCACCCTTGTCCGAACGGGCGCCGACGCCAACCGAGCCGGTTCCGTATCGGTACGAAGACCAGTACGGAAATGAGCGCTGGTCCGACACGCACGAGAAGGTGCGATGAGCGAACACGCCAAGCTATCGCCAAGCTCCAGCAAGGGATGGCTGAAGTGCGCCGGCCGAATCGCTCTTGAGTCCGCGTTCCCCGACTCGTACAGCGCCGCTTCCGACAAGGGCACGGCCATCCACCTGGTCAGCAAACTGGTGCTGACCGAGCCGGTCGAGTGGCCAGCCGCGATCCGTGCCATCGGCACCAACGTGCCGGTGCACAGCCCCGGCGAGCTAACGCGCGTGGTCTGGTTCACGCAGGACATGGCCGAGATGGCCCAGGACTACGTCGACACGATCAAGGCGCTGAGCAAGGGCCACATCGTGCTCATCGAGCACCGGGTCGACTTCAGCGAGTTCGTGGGCGTGCCCAACAGCTTCGGTACGGCCGACTGCATCATCCTGATCGCTCTGCCCGACGGCGGCTACGAGCTTTTCATCATCGACCTGAAGACGGGCTGGATCCGTGTATTCGTCGAGAACAACACGCAAGGCATGCTGTACGCGCTGGGCGCCATTGCCGAGCTGGGAATCAGCTACGACATCCGCCGCGTGCGCATCGGCATCTTCCAAAAAGAGCACGGCGGCTTGAGCGAGTGGGTCATTCCGGTTGGAGATATGTGATGAGCGAACGATGGGATCGACATTTTCTAGGGCTTGCTCTGTATCACTCGAAACTGAGCAAGGACCCATCTACCCAAGTCGGCTCGGTGATCGTCGGTCCTGACCGCGAGATTCTGTCGGCAGGATTCAACGGCTTCCCGCGAGGAATCGCCGATACGCAAGAGCGTCTCAACAACCGTGATGTGAAGCTGAAACTTGTCGTGCACGCTGAGATGAATGCATTGCTCGCTGCGGCACGAACAGGAATGCGGCTCAAGGGGTGCTCGTTGTATCTGGCCGCCACTGACGAGTCGGGAATGGTCTGGGGTGGCCCTCCGTGCACACGCTGCACCGTGGAGATCATCCAGGTCGGCATCGGCGAGATCGTCAGTTTTCCAATGAAAACCGCACCATCCAGATGGCACGAAGACCTTGCGTTGGCACGCAAGTTGATCGACGAAGCCGGGATCATGTACCGGGAAATTCAACCGTGACCGAATTCAAGACCCTTGCCGAGTTCGCGGCCTACGCCAAGGACCGCGCAAAGAAAGTCGAAGCCGCGATCGAGTATCACGGCAAGATGGAGCAAGCGACTTGGGAGAAGGTCTACCTCCACCCCAATCCGAATGAGGAAGACTGTCGATTCTGCAAGGCCATGGCCACGTGTCCGGCGATGGCCAAGAAGGTCCAGGAAACCATCGGCGCGTCGTTCGACGTGGTCGTCGAGCAGGGCATCCCGGTCGAGGCCATCGTCCAGGAAATGACACCGGACACGCTGGCCACGCGGATGTCTGCCACCGGCCTGCTCGAGGACTACATCCGCTCCATCCGCGCCGAGACCGAGCGCCGGCTGCTCGCGAACATCCCCGTCGCCGGCTGGGGCCTCGAGTTGGGCCGCGAAGGCCCGCGCAAGTGGACCGATCCGGTGAAGGCCGAAGAGCACCTCCGCAAGAATTTCCGGCTCACGGTCGAGCAGTGCTACGACATGTCCGTCATCAGCCCGACGTCGGCCGAAAAGCTCCTGAAGACCCCGGCCAAGAACGGCAAGGCGATGCTCTTGAGCAAGCGCCAGTGGACCAAGCTGCAGGAGATCATCGTGCGCAACCCGGCGGTGCCGTCTGTCAAGCCGGCGTCCGCGATCAAGACACCCTACACCCCCGGCGATCGGACACCGGTCGACGACTTCGAAGCTGTTCCGGAGGACACATGAGCGAGTTCACCGAGCGGGTCAGTCTTGCTTGGCGCATCCTTCGCGGCCGTGATGGTGGCATCGCTGCCCATGCCAAGCGAGAACTGGCCTACGACAAGGACGCGCTTGCGATGGTCCTGGATGTCGTGCGAACCTTCGCCACACAAGGCCATAGCGGCGGCAGCGCCCCGATCACGATCAATATGATTGGCGCCATCCTATCGTTCAAACCGATCGGCCCGCTCCTGGGCACGGACAACGAATGGGTGGACGTTGCCGAAGTATCAGGTAGGGTGCTCTGGCAGAACAAGCGTTGCAGCCGAGTCTTCAGGGAAGGCGACGGGCAGGCCTACGACATCGACGGGATTGTCTGGAAGGAAACCGACCTTGACGGCGCAGTCACGACCTTCACGAATCATGAGAGTCGCGTGCCAGTGACATTTCCCTACTACCCAACCACGGAGTACCGGGACGCACCGGTATCAGCATGAGACTCGAGCCAAAAACGCCGTGGTTCACGGCCCTGCAAAACCCGGCGCGTCCTGGCAAATACGAGGCCCAGTTGTACTCGTTTCACACGCATACTCTGGGGCCGGTCGTCATGCTGTATTGGGACGGCCGGCACTGGTCGAACGAGGAGATGTGCTGCAGTGAAGACCGCTGGCGCGGCCTCACGTTTCCGAGACTTTCCCCAACCCCCACTTCAAGGAGACCAATCCGTGGGCATGAGTATCAAACTGAAAGACGTCCGCTGCAGCTTCCTCGTGCTCGCCGAGCCCGAGTATTTCGGCGGTAGCAAGAGCAAGCCCGAGGACAAGCGGCGCTGGTCCGCGACCGCGCTGATCCCGGCCGACAGCGAGCAGCGCAAGATGGTCGACGACGCGCTGCGCGCCGTGGCCAAGGAGCAGTGGCCGCAGAAGTGGGAGACGATGCTGGCGAACATCCTGCCCGACCCGAAGGGCTGCTGCTGGGTCGACGGCGCGCGCAAGGACTTCGACGGCTACAAGGGCCACTGGGCGCTCACCGCGCACCGCACCGAGGACAAGGGCCGGCCTCTCGTCTTCGATAACTCGAAGGAGCCGATCTACAAGCCCAACAACGAGCTGTACGAGGGCAAGGCCGGGCGCCTGTTCTCGGGCTGCTACGTCAACATGCAGGTCGAGATCTGGGCGCAGAACAACAAGGCCGGCAAGGGCCTGCGCGCCACGCTGCTGGGCATCCAGCGCGTGCGCATCGGCGAGGCCTTCGGTGGCGGCCGTCCCCCGGATCCGAACGACTTCGAGGAGATCGCGGGCGAGGATGACGGGGAGTCTCTGTCGTGACACCTGTGGCCGCGGTCGGATGGCCGGTCTGGCTTCATCGCTACGTCCAGATCGCCTCTTTCACAGGCTGCGCGGTACCTATGAATGGCACCGTGCTGTGAAAACCGTCGTGGTCGACTTCGACGCACTGCACGCCAACCCCGTGCACCGCGCCTTGAGGTTGATCAAGCTCCTGCGCGATGAGGGCATCCCCGCGTTCGGAGCTATCGCGCTCGAGGGGGTAGAGGCCGGCGTGCTGTCGATCACCGCTGCCGACCTGGCCACTGGCAAGGTCACGTACAGCTGGGCCGAAAGCTGAATGTAAAGTACACCACAACAACTACAACAACAGCTAGAGTCACGGCTCGTCGCGCACTGTGGTGCGTACATGCAAATTAGCTCATCTGGTAGAGCATAGGTCTCATACACCTTTGGTAGCTGGTTCGATTCCAGTATTCGCAACGGCCCTTAAAAAAGGTCTCGCACTATCGAATTCGCGACGAACTGAACAAGGAGAAGTCCAACAAGTTTCGTGACAACTGATCGGCTTACATGCACTGTTAATGCGGAAGTTGTGGGTTCGAATCCCATCGACCCTCTCGGGGGACGTAGGTCAACTGGTAGACCGCCTAGAAAGCCGATCGACTCGTCACACTAAATTGCGGGGTAGATCAGTTGGTAGATCGCCGGGTTCATACCCCGGAGGTCGTGGGTTCAAGTCCCACCCCCGCTTCCAGGTTCGCCGTCACTTTGAGAGGTTTCATGCTTCTGGTGCACGAGGTGGCTGGGTTCGATTCCCAGCTCGGGGCCCCACCGGCTCCGGTAGCTCAGCGGGAGAGCGCGTAAAAAGCCACTCGAGACTTACGGCAACAGTTTTTCTCACTCAGCACGGAGGTGCTTACCATGGAACGAGGTCTCACCAAGAACGCAGTCATCAGCGAACTCACCCGCAGCCCGCACGGTGATCTCGCGCAGTACCTTCCCGTCGGCCTGAAGGCCGCCGCGGAGGACCCGAACTTCTTCGCCCACCTCGTTGCCTGGAACCAGGCCAAAGGCGCGATCCGCGACGCCAAGGTGGCACTCCCGGTCATCGCGCTGACGGCTACTGGCGACGACGTCGAGCTGCGCGACAACGCGCTGGCGCACGTCGTGTCGCTCGATCCGCGCAACCTCGTGCGGGCCGTGCGCTTCGCCAAGGGCCAGAAGGGCGTCAAGCAGCGCCAGCTGTACCGCACGGTCGAGCGCTATCTGCGCGAGCGTGAGGAGTCGCCAGGCCGATTCGAGCGCGCCGCGCTGCAGCACAAGGCTTCGATGAAGGAGCTCTATGCGCTCCTGCACATCAAGCCGGGTGCCGGCGCGCAGAAGATCCTCTTCGAAGGCGCCAAGATGGGAGTCTTCGCGGACGTGGCCAACATGAAGTTCATGGCACCCGACGAGATCGCCGGCACGATCATGCGCCGCAAGATCCCGTTCCTGGTCGCCATGGGTGCCCTGGGCGCCAAGGCGAAGGATCCGGCCGTCGTGCAGGCGTTGATCGGTGCAATGTCGCCGACCGAACTGGTCACGAACTCGAAGATGCTCGAGCGCCTGGGCGTGAAGAACACCCCGTCGCTGCGCGCCGCGTACGAGGCCGGCCTGCAGAAGGTCGCCACGTCGAAGGTGTCCACGCTGAAGACGACGCGCGCTGCGGAAGCCATCGGTGGGAAGACCGCCGAGAAGCTGAAGGGCGTGCAGGAAAAGCAACTGGACAACCAGGCAGTGGAAGGTGACTGGGCCATCCTCGCCGACAAGTCCGGCTCGATGCAGCACGCGATCGAGGCGGCTCGCCAGGTGGCGGCCATCCTGGCGCGGGTTGCGGCTGGCAAGACGCATCTCGTGTTCTTCAACTCGGCGCCGACGTACTACGACGTGACGGGCATGGCGCTGGACAAGATCATGGAGATCACCAAGCGCGAAATCGCGTCCGGCGGCACGTGCATCGGCTGCAGCCTCGACTACCTGCTGAAGAAGAAGATCGAGGTCGACGGCATCGCGGTCGTGTCGGACGGCGGTGAGAACCAGCCGCCGGCATTCCGCGAGGTGCACGCGTCGTACACGGAGAAGTTCGGCAAGGAGGTGCCGGTCTACTACTACAAGCTCAAGGGCGACAGCAACGACACGTTCCTGCCGAACTGCGAGAGGAACGGCCTGGCGCTGAACACGTTCGACCTGACCAAGGGGGTCGATTTCTACAGCCTGCCGAACCTGGTCCAGACGATGCGCACCAACCGCTACTCGCTGGTCGACGAGATCATGAGCGTGCCGCTCCTGAGGCTCGAGGATGTTTTCAAGCTCGCGGCCTAGCCGCATTTTTTGAAGGAGAAAGAGATGTTGTTTCAACGAATCCGGACTCTCCAAGTCGATCGTCTCGACGTGGACGAGGCCATCGAACTGGTCACCTTCGGCCGCATTGCCGAGACCACGTACTCGGGCTACAACGTTCCGACGCCCGAGTGGCTGAAGGACGGCATCGCGCAGCTGGACACCGAGATCAAGCGGCGTCGGCGCGACATGCTCGAGGCGCGGGCTAAGGAACTCAAGGCCAAGCTCTCGACGCTCAAGTCGCGCGAGGAACGCAAGTCGGAGACCGAAGCCGAACTGGCCAAGCTCAACGATGCGCTCGGAACCCCGTAATCCGGTGCTCCGGAAGGCAGACCCCGAAAAGCGGGTCTGCCTTCACTGCGGCTTCCATTGGTTGCCGCGGATCGAGGCTCGGCAACGCAAGTGTCCGCAATGCCAGAGTCGGAAGTGGGACGTGAAGCCGAACGGCAAGTGATGCTTTGATGAGGGTTCTGCGGGCCACTAGGCTTGGGCAGGGTATCCATGAACCTGCTGCTCCAGTGACCCGACAAGGCCGGGTAGGAGCTAGTTGGCCAACAGTTAGGGTGTGTCGGTTCGATCCCGAAGCGCGCCTGCAGAACTCTCTTCAAAGCAAATGTCAACATTGGTTTTCGACACGGAATGTTTTCGTGACTACTGGCTCATTTCATTCCGCAATATCGAGACCGGCAAAACCGCCCACTTCGAGCTCTACGAAGGCCACCCGATCCCCGCGCCCACCGTTATGGAAATCCTGCGCAACCACACGCTGATCTCGTTCAACGGCCGGTCCTACGACATGCCAATCACGATGATGGCGTGCATGGGCGAGTCGAACCAAAGGCTCAAGGACGCCAGCGACGCGATCATCGTCAAGAAGCACGCATACTGGTCCGACGAATTCAAGGCCGCCTTCCCTGAGGCTTCCTACGGTCGTGACGAGTTCGATCACATCGACCTGATCGACGTGGCCCCCGGCCAGGCCTCGCTGAAGATCTACGGCGGCCGGCTGCACGCCAGGCGCATGCAGGACCTGCCGATCGATCCGGCCGACAGCATCACGCCGGAGCTTCGTCCGCAACTGGTCGAGTACTGCGGCAACGACCTGCAGACCACGGTCGACCTCTACATGGCCCTGCAGGAGCAGCTCGACCTGCGCCAGCGCATGGGCATGCAGTACGGCATCGACCTGCGCAGCAAGTCCGACGCCCAGATCGCCGAGAACGTGATCCGCGGCCGCGTCCAGAAGGACACCGGCAACCGGATCAATGCGCCGGTCATCAAGCCCGGCACACAGTTCCAGTACAAGGCTCCCGACTTCGTGCGCTTCTCGACGCTGCATCTGCGTGAGCTGGTGGTGGCCATCGAGGCAGGCTACTTCTACGTATCCGGCACGGGCGCCGTAGAGATGTCGGACGTGCTGGCCAAGACGAAGATCACGATCGGGGATTCGGTGTACCGCATGGGGATCGGCGGGCTTCATTCGAGCGAGACCTGTGCCGCCCACGTGGCCGGAAACGGCATTCTGCTGCGAGACCGCGACGTGCGAAGCTACTACCCCGATATCATCCTGCGCCAAGGCCTGTACCCGAAGCAGATGGGCCCGCACTTCCTGGCCGTCTATCGCGACATCCTGAATCGCCGCCTGCGGGCCAAGGACGCCGGCAAGAAGGTCGAGGCCGACAGCCTCAAGATCGTGGTCAACGGCTCGTTTGGCAAACTTGGCAGCAAGTACAGCAGCCTCTACAGCCCTGACCTGCTGATCCAGACGACCGTCACCGGCCAGTTGTGCCTGCTGATGCTGATCGAGCAGCTCGAGGGGCACGGGATTGCCGTCGTCAGCGCGAATACCGACGGCGCGGTCATCAAGTGCCCGGCCGAGCTCGAAGACACCATGCTGCGCATTGTCTGGGTCTGGGAGGTCGCCACCGGCTTCGTGACCGAAGAGACGGCCTACGACGCGATCTATTCGCGCGACGTCAACAACTACATCGCGCTGAAGCAAGGCGGCGGCACCAAGCTGAAGGGCGCCTTCGCGCCGCCAGGCCTGCAGAAGAACCCGACGAACCAGATCTGCGTGGATGCAGCCGTCAACTTCCTGGAACTGGGTGTGCCTGTCGAGTCCACCGTCAGGTGCTGCACCGACGTGAGGAAATTCGTCAGCGTGCGGCGCGTCTCCGGCGGCGCGGTCAAGGACGGTCAGTATCTCGGGAAGGCGATCCGCTGGTACATGGCCAAGGGTGTCGAGGGCGTCATTCAGATGCAAGGCAGCGGCTACACGGTGGCCCGCACCGAGGGCGCCAAGCCGCTGATGGTGCTGCCCGACTCGCTGCCCGATGACCTGGATCTGGACTGGTACGTGCGCGAAGCGAAGAGCATCTTGGCCGACGTCGGCTGGAAGGAATCGTGATGAGCCGAGCCAGAGATCGCGACGAACATCGAGGCCACACCTACGAGGATCAAATGATGAGCGCCACGACTGACGACGGCATCGATAGCGAAGGCGATCTCGAAGGCTTCCCCTGCCGCTACTGCAAGACCCCGGTCTACTGGGGCGACCACTACAACTCGACAGGTGAACCCGGCCGTCGCCTGTTCACGGCCTCGAATAGGCGGCTGCATGCCTGCGGCAGCAAGCTCGACCCTGACGCATTTGCGGCGGTGCCGGAATGACACAGACGCTTGCCGAGCTTCGTAAAAACCTCGCCGAGGTAAAGGCGAAAATTCGCGAGATCGGTGGGCCGAAGGGCGACTACTGCAAGAAGTGCGGATCGACTGATGTGTTCTGGATGTTCGGTGTCTTCAAAAAAGGCGATGCGGTGCTGTTCAACAACAGCGCCCCCGGTAGACACATTTGCATCAAGGACGATTTCGAGGCGGTCCCCGAATGAAAGCCGGCTCTCCGGAATAGCGTGTGGAAACCATCATGACTGAGCAACCCCCAAAAACGGAATATCGTGTGGAAACGACGGCCAGGATTGGGTACGCAGACCCGCCGTATATCGGGTGCGCTCACCTCTACGCTGACCACCCGGACTATGCGGGAGAGGTCGACCACGCAGCGCTCATCGAACGCCTCGAAAGCGAGTTCGACGGGTGGGTTCTCCATGCGTCGGCGACCGCCACGAGCATGGCAATACTCGCCCCGCTGGTCGCCAAGACCGGCGCTCGATGGATGTCCTGGGTGAAAGGCTTTGCGGCCTTCAAACGCAACGTGAGCGTGGCTTACGCCTGGGAGCCTGTCATCGTCAAGCCGGCTCGGAAGCCCGTCGTCAGCAAGCGGCTTGTGATGCGGGACTGGGTGCAGGAGTCCATCACTCTCAAGCGCGGGCTGACGGGCGCCAAGCCAGAAGCGGTTTGCCATTGGGCGTTTGAGATGGTCGGCGCCAGGCCAGACGACCACTTGGTGGACATCTTCCCCGGCACCGGGGCGGTCTCCGTAGCCTGGAAGACGTGGCAAGGCAAGTTCACCCTGCCCGGTGATGGCACGCCTCGATTCCACACACAGCCAGTCAAGAGCCATGACCTGTTTTCCACACAGTAATCCGGAGAGCCTGAAAGCCAAGGCCAAGGCGGAGCAGGGCTACGAGGCCTCGCCGCCCCTGTGCCGCAACTGCGACCACTTCCTGAACGGCGGCCTGCGCCCGCATCCCAAGACGGGCTTCGTCTCGCATCGCTGCGCCCTCGGCAAGTTCAACACGTCACACTACTCGATCTGCGACAGGTGGACATCCAAAGGTGAGGTACTTCTCAAATGAATCGCCCCTTCGCTTCCGGCCTGGCCTTCACCGCTCCGTTCCTGCTGACCGGATTCATGGGCCTGCCCGCCAACGTGTTCGTGCTTATCGGCGTCGGCTTCGCCCTGGCACTGTTCGTCGACCACTATGCGTGAACGAGACATCAGGAAAGCCCTGAAGTCCAGGGTCGAGGACTACGGCGGCGAGATCCGAGCCGTGAGCTGGCTGGGTCGACGCCATGCGCCGGATGTGATGGTCCTCTTCCCCGGAGAGACACGAGTGGGCTGGGTGATGCCAAAGGGCCATCCCTTCGTCGAGACGAAGGCCCCCGGCGGCGTGCCGACAGATGGCCAGTCGCGTGAGCATGCCCGTATGTGGGCGGCCGGCTGCACGGTGCTCGTGATCTCGACCGTCGAGCAGCTCGACAAGTGGCTGCCGCCATTGCCATGAAGTACACGCGCGAGCAGCTTAGGGCGAAGGGATGGGGGCGTCGATTCGTCGCCTACTTCTGGTACACCGGATGGTCGAACCTTTCGTTTGGAGTCAACATTGATCTCGCTCAGCCGAACATCGAAATCCATCTCCCGGTCTGGTTCTTTCGAATCGGCTGGATCGGTAGGCTCGATCTTCGTGGTCTAAAGCACCATCAAGCTCGTTCGTTCGGCTACGGTGTCAAGCGATGATCGACATCAAAGCGTTGAAGGCCGAAGCCTACCTGCGCAAGCTGGAGCCGGGGCAACCGAAACGGCATTGCCAAATTCTTGAACAGATCGCCAAAGAAAACGGCTTCAAGACTTGGGCGGCACTACTCGCATCTCAGAAAAAATGAAGACCATCATCGCCGGCTCGAGATTCGACTGGTACGACGAGGCCTTGCGTGCTCGCTGGAGGAAGGTTCTCTACGCCGCGGCCGACGAGTTCTACCTGGCCTACGGCATCACCAAGGTCTTCAGCGGCACGGCCTCTGGCTGCGATAGGCTGGGCGAGGAGTGGGCGCAAAAGAACTGCATCGGCGTCAAGTACTTTCCAGCGGCTTGGGAAAACGGACGACAGGCCGCTGCGAGAAACGCGGAGATGGCCAAGGAAGCCGACGCGCTGATCGCGGTCTGGGATGGAGTCTCGCCAGGGACCCGGCTCATGATCGACATGGCGCACAAGCGAGGCTTGACGGTTTGCCTTCGGATATTCGGATGATCGGCCGCCCCCGCGAAACCCCAACGCCGACTCCCGCGCGCGAGTTCGTGCCCAGGCCTTGGCAGCCGCCGATGATCGATTTCGCGCTGTCTCACAAGCGGTGCAACATCCTGGCGCGCATGGGCATGGGCAAGAGCTCGGCCATCCTGGCAGCCCTCGACGCGCTCATGTTGAGTGGGGCCGTCAACAAGCCGCTGGTGCTGGCGCCCTTGCGCGTGGCCCGCAGCACCTGGCCCGAAGAGGCCAGGAAGTGGGAGCAGTTCGAGTACATGAAGATCCAGCCGATCGTCGGCCAGATCGACGCTCGAAAGAAGGCCCTTCTGAATACCGACGCCGAGATCTTCACCGTCAACTACGACGTGCTGCCCTGGCTGGTCTCGCACCTGGGCCGCAAGTGGCCGTTCGACTGCGTGGTTGCCGATGAATGTTTTGAAGCTAGTACTCCGATTCTCACACAACAAGGCTTAAGACGTATAGACTCCGTTCTTGAAGGCGAGCTTGTTGCTACCGCCTTCGGTTTCAAACGGGTGTCATATGTCTTCAAAAAGAAAGCCTCGTCGCTCGTCCGACTCCATCTGTCCGACGGAAGAAAAATTGTCTGTACTCCAACTCACTCATTCTGGGCTGAAGGTCGTTGGACAGCATCCGAAAACACAACCGGACTCGCTCTTGTTTGTTCTACGGACGTGCAAGCACTGCGACGCGCAATTCGGAATCCGAGCTTCGCAACTGACGTCATCGAAAAGAGGCCAGTATTGCAGTCGGTCCTGCTCGACCTTGGCATGGACATCAACCAAGCCGAAGGTATGGTTTCAAGAGCAGGCCATGAAAGACCTGTTGCCTTGGATCAAAGCGAACGGATCCTGGAATTCAGGAATTCCGATGCGAGAGTCGACACGCGAAAAGCTGTCTGTGCAAGGCCGTCTTCGAGGCGATCCGTTCACGTCAAAGACTCGCGGCGGGAATGGAACAGGCATGAGCGACTGCGAAGTAATTTTGAGCCGAGTTCTGGAGCCGGGATGGTTCTGGAACATGTCGATCAGTACGAGAGTGTTGACGAGAGCGGGATGGAAAGGTTTGCCCTCGAACTACAAACCGGATTTCGCATGGCCGGAGCGCAAGACCTGCTTGGAAGTGGATGGAGCGACACACAACACAAAGATTGGAAAAGAGCGAGACATAAAGAAGACCGAAGCCCTCGAAGCGTTAGGGTGGACCGTGTTGAGAATATCGAATGCGGAGGTTCGGTTGCGGTATGGGATCTCGAAGTAGAGGATGCACATCATTACTTCGCGAATGGGATCCTTGTGCACAACTGCACCAAGCTGAAAAACCATCGCCTCACGCAAGGCGGGCAGCGTGCGCAGGCTCTGTCCGATGTCGCCTTCTACGATCCGAAGAAGCCTACGGACGTGCTTGTGGATCGCTGGATCAATTTGAGCGGCACCTTCTCGCCGAACGGCCTGGCCGATGTGTGGGGCCCGATGTGGTTTTTGGATCAAGGCTCGCGACTGGGACGGTCCTACTCGGCCTTCGAGAACCGATGGTTCGGGTATCTGCGCGCCAAGGACGCCGTCAACGCCCACAAGACCCGCATCAAACGCATCGCGTTCCCGCACACCTTCGCCGAGATCACCGGCCTCATCAAGGACGTGACGATCTCGTTCGATCCGAAGGACTGGTTCGACGTCAAGTACCCGATCGTCGAGCGCATCTACGTCGACCTGCCGCCCACGGTCAGGGGGAAGTACCGGGCCATGGAGCGCGAGATGTTCACGCAGATCGCCGGCTACGACATCGAGGCCTTCGCCTCGTCTGGCAAGGTTATAAAATGTTTGCAACTGGCCAACGGCGCGGTCTACACCGGCAGCGAAGAGGAGATCGTGGCAGACGTCTCGCACTGGGTCGAAGCGCACGACGAGAAGCTGCAGGCCGTCGAGGAGGTCATCGAAGAGGCGCAAGGCGCGCCCGTGATGATCGTCTATCACTTCAAGCCCGATCTCGTGCGTCTGAAGAAGCGCTTCCCGGAAGGCCGGCACATCCACACCAAGCAGGACGAGGACGACTTCAAGGCGGGCCTGATCGAGATCGCCTTCGTGCACGCCCAGAGCATCGGCCACGGAGTCGACGGCTTCCAGAACGTGTGCAACATCATCGTCTTCTTTGCTATATCATGGGACCTTGAAACACATGACCAAATTATTGAAAGGATTGGGCCGATGCGTCAGATGCAGGCCGGGCTCGATCGCGAAGTCATGGTCTACCTGATCCTGGCCAGGAACACCGTGGACGAACTGGTCGACCGGCGTCTCGTCATGAAGCGCGCGACGCAGGACGCGACGTTTGACAGTTTCGCGTACAAGCCGCCACCTGAGGAACGACTCTGGTGAGAAACCGAGACTTGCCCCCTGTCGACTACTTGCGATCTCGACTTCGTCTTGATCGAAAGATGGGGCAACTGTTCTGGAAACATCGGCCGGACTGCCAGTTTGTCGACCCAAAGTACGCTCTGACTTGGAACAAGAAGCATGAAGGAAAAAGAGCAGGAGGTAAGAAGGGTCGAGGCTATCGAATGGTGAGAATAGACGGTGTCGCGTACCTTGAGCATCGTGTCATTTTCGCCTTGGCCAACAATGCGGATCCGGGCCGATTCCAGATCGATCACCGTAAAGGAAACGGATCGAACGCACCAGCAAATCTGCGCTTGGCCACTCATTCCCAGAACCTTCAAAATCGAAGGAAGACGGTGTCAAACAATACGAGCGGGGTCCGGGGTGTGCACTGGAGTACCCAGGCTAAAAGGTGGATGGCGATCATTCCGTTCGAAGGAAAACGCGTCTACCTTGGGGTCTTCAAAGACCTCAAAGAAGCGGCGAAAACTCGACGTTCGGCCGAACGATTTTTCTACGGAGAGTTCTCATGACCAGCGACCCCATCCGCCTTCTCGACCACGGTCTCGTCCGACTGATCGATCACATGGGCGACGACATGACGATCGTCAGATCGGCTCGTGTCAGCTACAACGCCGAGCCGAGGGGCGACGGCAGCGATGCCAAGCTCATCAACTACCTGATGAAGAACCGGCACACGTCGCCATTCGAGGCCGTGTCGTTCCTCTTCGAAGTGAAGGCGCCGATCTTCGTCTTCCGGCAGTGGCATCGCCACCGCACGTGGAGCTTCAACGAGGTATCGGCTCGCTACACCGAGCTGCCCGAGGAGTTCTACACGCCCGAGCCCGATCAGATCACGACGCAGTCGACCACCAACAAGCAGATGCGCACGACCGAGCAGCACGAGCGCGCTAGCACCTGGGCGCAGGTCATGGCCATGCACAATCGCACGAGCTTCACGATGTACAAGTCGATGCTCGAGGACGGCGTGCCGCGCGAGCTCGCCCGCACCGTACTGCCGCTGGCCACCTACTCGCACATGTTCGCATCGGTCGACCTGCACAACCTGTTCGGCTTCTTGAGACTGCGCCTGCACGAGCATGCCCAGATGGAGATTCGCGTCTACGCTACGGCGATGCTCGAACTGATCCGGCCGATCGTGCCGGTGGCTGTGACGGCGTTCCTGGAGTATGGGCTATGAGCATCACGAGCTATCGCGCCTTGGGCGAGCCTCATAGCGTCGACTGCCGGTACTTCGGGGAGAAGACGGGATTCGTTCTCCGATTGCCAGGCGGCGTCGACTACACACCCGACCCGACGAACCCGAAAGACATGATCGGCGCCACCAAGTTGCCGCTGGGCCTCATTCCGGATACGGTCGACGTCTATGCGGCCATGGCGTTTGCCGAGGGCGCGTCGAAGTACGGCGCCTTCAACTGGCGTGCGGCCGGCGTGCGGTTCTCGATCTACCTGGAGGCCTTGCGAAGGCACTGCATTCGCCTCTCGAACGGCGAGTGGGAAGACCCGAAGACCCGGGTCCCGCACCTGGCCAGCATCATCGCCTGCGCCGGCATCATCGCCGACGCGAAGCTATGCGGAAACCTGATCGACGACCGGCCTCCGTCCGTCGACATGAACCCGCTGATCGAGGTCTCGGAAGAAGTGACCAAACACGTCAGGACGATCAACGCGGACAAGACACCGCATCACTGGACGATCGGTGACAACCTCAAAACCTAGACTCTACAAGCTCTCGCCCGGTGTGTGGGGCTGCAAGAGTCCGGAGTTCCTTGGCGCCGGAAAGACCGCGATCGCTGCGTACGAGAACTGGTGGGAGTACCTGCAGAGCATCGAGTCGTATGTGAAGTACCGTGCGGTCGCGCGCGGATCTAGCCCTTCCC